AGTATGTTGGTGGTGGCGTTGAGGCTGGCTTCTCGGTTGTAGGTGATAGCTTACCTGCAGCATCTGAGCAAGACACTGTAGACGAGCAAGCTGAACCAGATATGGCAAGCATGCCTTTCTAATATAAAATAAACCAGATGGTCCTTACGGATCGTCTGGTATTTTTTTTTTGGGATGATGTTTCATGGATATACTTACAGATTTAAGAGTAATTCTCTTTATAATATTTGCAGTAATCGTATCTGCAGCTTTTTATCCTATAGAAACATGTGCAGTATTAGCAGTCTTTATACTTCAGCAACAGTTCTCCTTTTGGAGATCATTTCTTCGGTCCACTCGTGGATCTTAGATTAATTTTTCTGCGCGCCGAGACCGATCTTACAGATCGTCACGTCACGTCCAGATGTTCCCTCTGGAACTCCCTTAGGAGCATTAGGAGCACAGGAGCGTTAGGAGCACAGGAGCGTTAGGAGCCAGGGAGCGGGAGCAGGAGCCTGGGGTGTGCCGGACAGGCGTCCATGAAATAATGTCCAGCTGAAGCTGTCCAACCATATAGGATAAAACCATGATTTTATTTAATTCAATTGTCAAACACTACTACATAGGTTTCGGCAGAAACAAAGACTATGTAGAAGGTCTGCTAAACAATGTGAAAGGTTATGTAAGCCAACGTGGTAAACTCGAGCTTTCTTATATCAACTCTTATGGCGACAAAACAGTTGCTCTAGGTAAAGTAAAAACCTTCGGTCCTTTAGTTTTCGTGAAAGCTACGGCATTCGGCTACACTAAGTGGGACGAAGGTATCACCATTGCGACTATCGGTTGGAAGACTAAAAAGCATGTCTATTTAGCCACACCAATTGCACTCAATGAAATCTTAACAGTTCGTATAGAACACAACTAATCTAAGGATTTAATATGGATAAATCAATTAAATACTGTTTCTCTGACACTAAAGAACCATTGTTCTGGTGTGACATCAAAGGTGAAACATGGTGGGGTTACATTGACGGTACTGTAGAGTTTCACGCAATGAGTGATGCTGACGCCGATGTTCTCTATGGACAAGGTAAAATTGTAGAAGAAGACAAAGCTTATGGAGACATGTCAGTTATGTTCGGAGATATAAACCTCAAAAACATCGGTTTACTCGGTGGTCCAATCGATGCTAACATCAAAGCCTCTTATGGAGCTGATGGTGATAAGGAAGACAAAGCAGAAGTTGGTATCATTCGTCTACCAAAAGACTATGATGCCACGTTAGTAAACACCGATATACTTCCTGATGATCTTGCAGCTAAACTAGAAATAGCACTAGCCAAAGAAGATCGTCCGTCATGCATATCTATATTGTTCGATGGTGTGCCAGGTACAGGTAAAACTATGGCCGCAGCTTACATTGCAGACAAGATGGGTCGTAAGCTTAAATCATATAAGCTAGGTGAACTGCTTGGCAAGTATGTAGGTCAAACTGAGAAAGCTCTAATGAAAGCGTTCGATGATGCAGAGAAAGAAGGTCACATCTTACACCTAGATGAGATCGACTCTATTGCTAGCGACCGTGGTAAAGCTGATCGTTCATACGAAGTAAAAGCTGTTAACGCTCTATTGCAAAGTATGGATACGTTCGAAGGTATATTCATTGCAACTACGAACTCTAAGGATGGATTAGACAGTGCTATTAAACGTCGATTCCTACTTAAGAAAGAGTTCAAGAATGTTACAGGTACACAAGCTGACAAACTAGCTAAGATGTTCTTTAAGCGTAAAGCTCCTAAGAACTTACCAGATGACATTCTAGCTCCTGCAGACTTTAACCTAGTTAAACACTCATTGCTATTCATAGAAGATGACAAGATCAATAAGAAGTTCATCGAAGAGCAATTACTAGAAGAAGCTGCAGAACGTAATGACACTAAGAATAAAGCTAACAAAATAGGGTTCTTATAATGGTTTTTATGAATTTAGATGTTGAACTAGGTAACTATGTATTCTACTTAGAAGTAGAGTATTGGCCAAGCGACAAAGTCTACGATGTTATTGCTGTTGATGCATCAGTCCAAGGTAAATGCGGACTTAAACCCATCGATAACGAGAACTTTGTAGATGAGTTGCTCGATATGAACTATGATGAAATACTTGAATGCGTTCAAGAACATTATAGTGACATGAACTAATAGGAGTTTATTATGAACTACGACAAACAAGATATGTTATGCAATGCTTACGCTACTGTCTGCGACGAGTTACAAGTCCTAGACAAACTAGATGATGAGCGATTTGATATTCGTATAAAAGACCGTATCCTAGCTCTTGAGAGTGTAGCAATATTGTTGCATGATTTAGCTGTAGAAGAAATGGAGTAGTATTATGTCTGTCTTAACTTGGGATCAGTTCGCTGATGACAACAAACTAAATGCAACTCTATACTTTCTAGAACTAGAAGGTAGTGTAGATATGACTAGAATAGATGATGAAGTTCTGCCATACTACTGCGAGAAGTATAATGATGAGGTTATTGCAATTCTTACCGAGTGGTACGTCGAGTTCATAAGAGAACTACATAACAACGACAAACTAACACTAGGAGGTAAGCAATATGAATAATTCAGAAACTATAGTTCGTGCTATTCGTTCTTACTACGATGATTTAAATATGTATCAGTTCCACTTAGATAGACTTGACGATCCATATGATAATCTCACTAGTGCAGATAAACAAAGAACTGAAGCTCTCGTCAGAAGATATGAAGATCAAGCGCTGCAAATGCTAGGCTATATCAAGATGAGGTTTCTAGATGACATAAAGAACGCTCCATCGTCCATGAAAGAACTATGGGGCGAATAACATTGTGTCAACTATAATAATAACAGTGGCAGCTATAGGTCTCGGGATCTATAAGCTGTCAGTAATTCTAGGAATTATAATGATTGCGATCAAAGGTAATAAGAGCACTAGCTCAGCCTGCGATCGTATTCGTCAACAAAACATACGTCTTTATGGTAAAGACTTAATTTAATTATAGGTGAAATCATGACTTACTTAATATACAAAAATCTTCACAATGGCTTATGGTCTATCAAATGTAAGAAAACTGGTCTAGTTGTAGGTCATGCTGAAGCCATCATTATGCAAGATGTTCAACCTAAAGTGTCAGAAGCAGGTCGCAGACGTGTTCTCGCAACTCGCTCTAAAGTTGTTCATGCATATATTGCAGGTGATATACTACATACATTTGGTTTCACTAGCTTCAGAGGTCGTAACTACTCTCAAACAAAATGCAAAGCACCACTTAATCTCTCCTCTATGACACCTAGAGAAGATATCACGTACAACCCATATCAACATTCAGAGTTCGTATTCCGTGGCTCTAATCAACCATATGCAGGTTCTGACATAGTAATTCTCACCAATGATGGTGTAGCTTGTCACGACTTTATTAACAAATCTATAGAGGCATAATTATGACATCACTTAGCTTGCATGACATAGTAACAACTGAAGTAACTACAAATTCTGTGAATGGCACAACGTGGACTACATACAAGTTCATTAATGATGATGGTTCGTATACAGAAGTAACAGCATTTTGTAAGAAGGAAAAAGATGATGATAACAACTAGTGAAGTAAAATTTGACGCTTATATGAAGCAGTATGCCGCAGCACGTCTTAAAAATCCTTTGATTGCTGAGAACTGTGCAACATATTCTGAGTTAGAGCATGTAGAAACACACGAGGCTGTACGCTGGTTTGGTGGTCGAGCTAACGCTCAAGGTTTTGGTATCACTTCAACTGGTGAGCTCGTAGGTCTATTCAGTTCCGTTGCTGGAGCTGGTAACGATCTAATCAAGCATGCCATCCGTGAAGGTGCTACTTACTTAGACTGTTTCGATGGGTATCTACCAACCTTATACTCAAAGCATGGTTTTGTAGAAACACGTCGTGAACGTAACTACACCGATGGTCAACCTGATATTATATTTATGGAGTTACGAGATGAATAACTTTACACCAAGATTACGTGAGCTACAAGCAGAGCTAAATGCAGCAGTTAACGAAGTAGTAGATGACTTCACTCATAAGTTCATTGATCTATACTACGATGACTTTGTGAAAGAGCATATGTGTGCAGAAGTAGGCATCAATAGTCTTCAACTAGAACGCTTACTCGAGCTAACAGACTGTGAAATACATGATCTAGTAGATTCAGATGAAGCACGTGAAGACGCATTTGATGAAGCTGTAGCTACTATTAGAGCAACTATTAGAGATATGTACTAAGGAGTTATTATGAGAACGTTGAATATTAGTGAAGATACTGCTGACACTTTGTTTATAGACTTGCTGAACGAACACTTAGAGCTAATACTTAGCACTAATACTTCGTTCATTCATGGAGACGACTTTAACAGTAGCATGAGGATCAGTAAAGCTATTAGTATCTTAATGCAACAGCTAAAAACAGACGCTGAGCATAAGCAGTGGTTAATGCATACTCTACATCCTTTACAAGATGCTTACATTTCTCATGAGTACGAACTCAACGCGATACAAGACGCTTACACCTCTAGCGAATATTAAAAAAAACTAAAGGTGACAGTCATGGAAACAGTAATCCAAATTCGAATAAATAAAGGAGCATTAATATGATCTCAGGTGGAACTAATAATAACTCAGTCGAACAAGACTTATCCATCACGATTATGGAAGAGGCTATCGACTTAAAACGGCGTAAGTCTAAAGACTATCAAGGTTCACAGTTTAGTCAAGCCGACTACTTCCCTTATGGTCATACAAGCTACTTACATATGTTACATACTAAAATGTTACGTATCAGATCTGTAGCTGAACAAGAATCTACTAACTTCGAGTCACTTGAAGATAGTCTTATTGACATGATTAACTACGCCGCTATGTATGCTGCAGCTGCTCGTAAAGGAGAGGTCTAATGCAAACCAACGGAACAACCGAAATAAAACTAGACGACGAGTTACTAACTCTAGAGGTCGAGTACAGTGGCTGGTACGATCCGGGCGTATGCTCGGGTCCACCTGAGAACTGCTATCCACCAGAAGGTGAGATGGAATGGCATATCTCTAGAGCATGGGTGTGGATTGAAGAAGCATCTATGGATATTCAGTTAACTCAAGATCAAATCAAAGAAATACTACCTAGCATCTATGACACAATCGATGCTGACGTATCATCATTACTTTAAGGAATATATTATGTACAAGACTATCGCACGTGGTAACGACGCTCGAGTTAAAACTTATCGTGGAACTGTAACTTCTAAAACAGATCCAGAGTTATTAGAACTTAAAGCTAACATCAAACGTCGTAATGATGAGATCAACGCATCTAACGAACGCATTATGTCTTACATCGAACAAGGTGTAACTAAACATATTGCAGTACCTGGTGGCTGGATTAAGGTTCCTTACTCTATCCTAGACTTACAAACCACACTTCGCGTACGTCTTATGGGTCGTGGTCCACGTGAGTCTATCAAGAGTGAAGCGCGTTCTAAAGGCTATCATGGTGATCTAAGTTGTTATCTTCCTATGGAATTTGCAACTCACTTCGATGTCTACATTAATCATAACTCTGACGACACATTAACTAAATATGCAAAACGTCTAGGTTACAACGACTACTATGACGCATGGATTAAAACACCAGCACGTCATGCATTCGAACCACACTTTGCATTATAACAGGAGTTCCTATGACCATCCCTAATGCTACATTTCTATATGGTGATGCGTTAGCTCAAGTAGATACTGTAAAGCTCGATTCAGGTTATCTAGTGCGACCTAAGGGTCAACTAGGTAACTGCGGGTTCTTTCCTTATCCATGGACAGCTGCCCATCACAAGGTAAAAGAGGTTGCACAACGTGAGTTCATATGTGGGCATCACGGCAAAATAGCTAAACACTTACGAGGTGAATAATGTATAACACTGGTAAAGTAAAAGAGATATTCCAAGGCTTATATGCTAATGATACTAAACCTGAAGACGATACTATCGAAGTCATTGGTTTACAATTCTTAGCTGATAGCCCATATATCTTCCGTCCACCTAACCAAGAGTACATCGACGCAGAAATAGCCTGGTACGAATCAGAGTCTAGATCTGTAGATAAACTTGCAGAAATATATGGCAAACGTGTAGCTATCTGGGATAGTGTCTCTGATAACGATAACATCATCAACAGTAACTACGGTTGGTGTGTTTATAGTAAAGAGAATGGTTACCAATTCGCCAATGTTCTACAAGAACTAACTAATAATCCAAACAGCCGCAGAGCTGTAATGATCTACAACCGTCCTGAAATGTGGACTGATTACAATCATAACGGTCGTAGTGACTTTATGTGTACTCATTGTGTTCACTACATGGTTCGCAACGGTAAACTTATATCGCTAGTAAACATGAGGTCAAACGATCTAGTATTCGGCTACAACAACGATTACGCATGGCAGCGTCATATTCAAGCTAAGCTAGCGATGGCTCTTGAGTTACCTGTTGGCGAAATCATATGGTCTGTAGGTAATGCACATGTATACTCAAGGCACTTCAGTCTCCTCTCATAGGGGACTCAGTGCCTTCGGGCTTTTTAGGTCGGCCGGACTGGCGTCCTGAAATCTGAATATTTTTTAAAACCCGGGCAGGCGTCCATGAGATCCCATGCGAATCCTTACGCCCACTTATTGTCATCATGGCCAGCTAAAGCTGTCCAAATTTATGATGATAACACATAGGAGTAACTAAAGATGTCCAAGAAAGGTATGCATCCAAATTCGCTAGCAGCCTTAAAGAAAGGTGCCGCTCCAGAGTTTAACTCTGAGACTGCCAAGATTGCAGCCGCAAAGTCAGCTGAAGTTAGACGTCGTAATAAAGAAGCTCGTGATGCTCTCAAAGCTACTGCAAGTAACTTTAAGAAAGTAGCGAAAGAATTATCCGACGATGTACCATCAGCTATCGAGATCTTAAACCTGCAAATGGTAAAGGCGTTAGCTAATGATGACACTGACATGGTCATTGAGCTAGCTAAAGTACTAGCAGAATACCAAGCACCTAAACTAGCACGTACTGAGAACACAAATGTAGAAGTATCTGCAGATGATCTATCAGACGAAGAGCTAGAAGCTAAACTTAAAGCATTCTTAAAAGATGATGATGACAAAGGTGATGACGATGAGTAACATGGCAGACACTATAAAGACTATGAATGATAGGTTCGGAGTTAACGACTGGGTAATCGACAAATTACAGAGCGATGACTTTGAGTCTGTTGAGAAGTTACTAGAGTTCCGTATTAAGGACCTATTGGCAGAAGAGTTCTTAGAGACACAAGCTGCTTTTAAGGAGAAAAACGCGGAAGAACTCGTTGATGGTTTAGTAGACCTCATAGTAATCGCAATGGGAACGTTAGACATTCTAGACGTTGACACTCATAAAGCATTTAACAAAGTAATGAAAGCTAACCTAAGCAAAGAAGCTGGTATAAAACCAGAGCGACCAAATCCGCTCGGACTGCCTGATTTGCTAAAACCAGAAGGCTGGGTAGGACCTGATCATAGGTTTAACCATGGCTTACTACCACTTATATGGGAGGAGTAATGCAAAACTTAGAACTCCAATTATTAATTCTATTCCTAGGTGCAATCATATGGACCGTGGTGCTGATATTAGTAGTATCACCTGATAAGACTATAGATAAAGTAAGAGAAGAGCTGGAGGCTCACGAGAGGAACCAAGATGACAAGCTATAACATACTAATACTGATCGCGATATTCGGACCATGCATATTATTAATGTGCTTGGCTGTAAGAGAAGAACAAAAGGATAAAGCCAATGAGCAACAGAAACGTGGACGTAACGTTAACGCAGGAACTGTACGATCAAGTAACAGAAAATGCAATGAAGTACAACAAAGTAAGTGCAGAAAATGTAACTCTTGCAATGGCTAAACGATGTGAGTGTGAACTGTATGAATTACAACTAATGAAGGAAGGCCGTTGGCAAGAGTTCAATGGTTGGGCAGTTGACGGCATATCAGAGGAATATGGTCATGTAGACTGTAAGACTATTGTAGGATCTAAACCATGGTGGAACATAAGTAAAACGTCTATGCGTAACATATGTAGACAACATGGAGTTATCGATCACTACTATTTCTTAAAGATGACTAACCCTAAGACCGCAAGGTTTGAGGTAGGTGAGACAGTTAAGTTCGAATGGACTGGTGTACTGTCTTATGCAGAAGTAATGAAGTATATCCAATGCAGCTCAGGTCATGGCTACTATGTAGACACGAGGAAAGCTCATGTGTGATAGATGTAAAGTTCCACCTGTGCAAACAATATAATCTAACTATAGCTAAAGGGTAAAGCCCTGCAGCAACTCAAGGAAACTATTATGCAACTAGTATATGATATTGAAACTGATGGTCTATTCGCAGAAGTAACTAAGATCTGGTGTATTGTAGCAGTAGATATTGCTAACAATAACAAGGTTTACTCTTACTCAGATCATGACAACGACTTACCGAGCATTGCAGAAGGCTTAAAGCTATTGCAGTCCGCTGATGTATTGATCGGTCATAACATTATCGGCTATGATAATGTAGTAATCAAGAAGTTATTTAACATTGACTTATCATTTAACACTGTAAAGAACTTAGATACATTAATTATGTCTCGTGTATTCAACTATGCACGTCCCGGTGGTCACTCATTGAAGAACTGGGGTAAGTTAGTAGGTGATGACAAGATATCATATGATGATTGGACTCAGTACTCTAAGGAAATGCTAGAATACTGTATACAGGATGTTATGGTAAACGTAAAGATCTACCACGCAGTTATGAAAGAGTTCAAAGCTACCCACAAAGTAAACCCATTAATCAGTAATGGTCTACGCATCGAACATGAGATTGCTCATATCAATACTGAGATTCGTTCTGATGGCTGGAACTTTGATATGGATAAAGCGCTAGCTACTAGACAACGCATGGATGATGAGATGTCTCGCATTCGTGGTATCCTTGAGCCAATGTTAGGTAAACGTAAAGTACTAATTGATAAAGAACCTAAGACTCCTAAGTTTAAGAAGGATGGTACTTATCAAGCAACTACTGTTCGTATGCTTACAGACTATTTCGGTCACGAGGTTAAACCTGAGGACACTCATTTGATGGCAGCAGGTACACCATTCCAACGTACTAAGATGGAACAGATAGAACTAGGTCAAACACCATTAGTAAAAGAGTGGTTGTTAACTCAAGGCTGGAAGCCAGATGAGTACACTCGTAAGAAGATTAATGGTAAGTGGGTTAACCAAGGTCCTAAGTTTACATCTACTTCATTGAAAGCATTCGGTGAGCTAGGTGAAATGATTGACTCTTACTATACTATAAGAAACCGTATCGCTGTACTTGAAGGCTGGATCGAGAACGTTGAGAAAGCAGGTGATGGTCGTCTTCACGGTGACATGTTCACTATTGGTACTCCATCTTTCCGTTGTAGACACAGTGGTATCGTAAATATTCCTTCAGTTAATGCTGCATGGGGTAAAGAGATGCGTGAGCTATTCAAAGCAGATGACGGTCATGTACTAGTAGGTGCTGACTCTGCAGGTAACCAGCTACGTGGCTTATGCCACTACGTAAATAACGAAGAGTATACTGACATTGTAATCAATGGTGATCAACATCAACGTAATGCGGATGCGCTAGGTTGTAGTCGTCCACAAGCTAAGTCATTCTTGTATTGTTATTTATTCGGTGGTGGTGATGCTAAGTTAGGTCAATGTATTACTGATAAGCTAGATGCAGGTCGTGGTCGTAAAGCTCGTGATGACTTCGCTAAGTCTATTACAGGATTAGCAGAGATACGTGAGAAAGTAGAATCAGAGTGGCGTTATAAGGAACACAGGCAAGGTGTTGGTTGGGTTCATGGTTTAGATGGTCGTCCATTATTCGTACCAGCTGAACATCAGTGTCTTAACTACTTACTACAGTGCGCTGAAGGTATCACTTGTAAGGCTGCAACTGTATACGCCTATAAGAAGATTAAAGAGCAAGGCCTTCGTGCTAGTATCAGAATCTTCTATCATGATGAGGTGCAGATCTCCTGTCACCCTGATGATGCAGATAAAGTAAAAGAAATAGCTATCGCTGGTTTCCGTGAAGCACCTAAAGAATTTGGTGTTGACTGTATGGATGGTGATGGTATCGTAGGTAACAACTATGCCGAGACTCACTAAGGAGGTACTATGAGTAACTCAGTCGTATATAACTTAAGTCTAAGCGATAGTAAAATATTGTGTAGGACTATTGATAAATGCAGAATTAAAACTAACCTTAATAAAGAAAGTATTATTGATGAGATACTATATGCTGTATCAGCTGATGATGGTAACGTACAACTGTATGCTATCGAATGGCTGTATATTATAGATGCACTCAAAGATAAACTCAAAGGCAAGCGGATACAAGATCGTGAAGCACTTGATGATCTACTACATGATCTATTAAAACTAAAGCTAAATCTAGCTGGAGAATAATATGAACAACAAGATGCACATCCTCATCGATGCGGATAGTATCTACTTCAAACTATGCTGCTGCACTAAGCGTGAGAAAGACATACGCAAAGGACTTAAGCAGAAGTTAAAAGAGATAACCGACAATGCTCGGCACTTCTCTGAGGAAGTAGAACTGTTTATCGCAGTGAAGGGTGTAGATAACTTCAGGTTTTCTGTAGCGTCAGACTATAAAGGCCAACGTAAGGACCTTGAAGCTGACATGAAGAAAGCTTTGAACTATGCTAACAACCATCTCATAGACGAGTATGGAGCTGTATCATCTACAGGTATGGAAGCTGATGACTTGGTATCGATCTGGGCACATGAGTGTTGGGCTAATGGCTTGACCTATTGCGTAGTGCACATCGATAAGGATCTGGATATTATTCCAGGACCACATTATAATTTCGATAAGAAGGAGGTGTATTCTATCTCGCCTGATGATGGATTCCGCAAGTTCATGCATCAGTGTCTCACGGGTGATCGTGCAGACAACATAGCTGGTATCAAAGGTATTGGTCCAAAGAAAGCCGATAAGATCTTAGAAGGTGTACCAGCTAATCGAATGTGGTCAGTCGTTAAGCAATCATGGCGTGAACATGGTTACAAAGGTATTGACTTAATAAAAGCTGCTAGACTATTATGGATGGGTGCTTGTAGTAATGACATCAGTACTGCCAACCTAGCTGTGATCAATCGTTTAGAGCGAGGTTATGATAAGTTCTGGGAGGTCGAAGATGAATCTTAAACATCACTTTAAAGTTAAACCACTGTCTGCTAACAGGATGTGGGGTAAACGAGGAGTTAAGACCTTTAAGTCTGCTGAGTATAAAGAGTTCCAAGAAGAGATCCGTGATACCATCATGGCAGATGACTGGAGCTGGCCGTTCAAGGATGAACTAGTAGACTTTAAAGTAGAAGCTGGGTTGTCTAACCGTGGAGCTGACATAGATAATGTTATCAAGCCTCTGCTGGATACGTATCAAGGTATGTTCCATGGGTTTAATGATAACAAAGTCTACCATATAGAACTAACCAAATGCATCGTCAAGAAAGGCGATGAGTACCTAGATGTAGAAGTAACAACCTTTGATGGAGATGATATAAAATGATGTACCGTGTATACTTAACAACCAAGTCTGAATGTGAACGTGTAGAAGCCGATGAGATCCTATGGGGTAATGGTGTAGTACAGTTCTTAAAGAAACCAGAGACTAACTCTCTGATCCAGATAGAGACTAACGCTAAACCTATAGTAACCTATTCGTTCAATCAGTTAATCAAAGTAGTATATGAAGGAGATGCAGATGCCTAAGTTTGACTTTAAGTGTGACAAGTGTGAACACGTAATGCTAGATGTAGTTAAAGCTAGTTTCGTTAAGCCTAATCCCCCATGTGAAAAATGTGGGGAGGACTCGTTGAAAACATACTGGCAACAAGGCAAGACATCATTCCAGACACAAGGTAAAGGTGGTGGCTGGACTGGAAGTAATACATTCTAATTAAGAGTACGTAGGAGAACTCAAATGAGTAAGCAAAACAAACCTGTAGATGATTCGTGGATGGATGAAGAGTTAGCAAGTAGAATCCGTCAAGATAGATACTACCGCAAGACAAAGAAGACCAAGAAGAAACTTAACCAAGATCAAGTATGGGAAAACCGATGGAATTAGAAGGCAAAGATAAGCTCGCATTAGACGAACTAACAAACTTAATCATGGATAACTATGATGTGTATGACTTAGATAAAGTAGAAGATGACTACATACGAGACACCATAGACATGATGATGAGAAACTGGAAGAGCATATTGCCGTTCTACAAGATACACCGCATTTATAAAACCATTAAACTAATCAAAGAAGACAAAAGTCTTTAAGGAATCTATTATGAATTTCACTCCAATTGTAATCGAGAAAACTGATAAGTCTGAACGTAGCTATGACATCTACTCTCGTCTATTAAAAGACCGTACAGTATTCTTGAACGGTGGTGTAGATGATAACGTAGCAGCAACAGTAGTAGCACAGTTGTTATTCTTAGAAGCAGAGAATGCTGATGAGGATATTACATTATTCATTAACTCACCTGGTGGTGTAGTGTCTGCTGGCTTAGCAATGTATGACACAATTCAATTCATTAAACCAGATGTAAGAACTATTGTAACAGGTCAAGCTTGTTCAATGGGTTCATTCCTAGCTAACGCTGGCGCACCTGGAAAACGTTACATGTTACCTAATGCAAGACATATGGTACATCAAGTATCTGCTGGTACCTCAGGACAATGTTCTGATATGCGTATAGCAGTTGAAGAAGCTACAAGAATTAACAACACTCTTGCTACGATATATGCAGAGCATAATAGCAAGGGTAAATCAGTAGAAGATCTACTTAAAACTATGGACCGTGATACCTGGATGACCGCAGAAGAGTCACTAGAGTACGGATTGATAGACGAGATCATTACTAAAAGAGCATAACAATCGGAGTGGAGTAATCCTGCTCCACTAACTATTGGATAATACTATGAAAAAGCAATATGAAACTTCACCATTCGTTAAGACTCACGTTCCATGCTTAGATCAGACTGATTGCTGTTCATCTGACGGCAGATCTATTAGGCAAGATGGTAGCAGCTTTTGCTACGTCTGTTCAACAAACTTTAAATCAAATCAAGAGGACACTTCATTGGAGACTATCAATGTTAAACCAACCACCAATACTTTTCGTGCTGAGTCAGTCGACACTATTCGTAATTATAGTAGTTATCCTATTAGTACTCGTGGCATTAGCCAAGAAGTAGTAGATCATTTCAACGTCAAGATGTCTGTAGATACTGAAGGCAGACCTGAAGCACACTACTATCCGTTTACTATTAACGGTCAGATTGCTGCATACAAAGTACGTAAGTTACCTAAAGAGTTCTCTACTGTAGGTCAGTTCAAAGATGCAGAACTATTTGGCCAAGCACAATGTGCCGGTGGTCGTACTCTAGTAATCACAGAGGGTGAGTTAGATGCTATGGCTGTAGCTCAAGCTTACTTAGAGAAATATAGTAAGTTCTACCCTGTTGTATCGTTACCTAACGGGGTACAGTCTGTTAAGTCTTTACTAACTAACCGAGATTTCGTACGTAAGTTCGATACTGTAGTTCTAATGTTTGACATGGATGAAGCAGGTCAAGAGGCTGTAAGCAATGCTGCTAAGATCATAGGCATTGGTCGTGTTAAAGTCGCTAAGCTGAAGACTAAAGATCCATGTGATGAGCTTAACGAACATGGCTATGAGTCTATACTTAGAGCTATATGGGATGCAACCACATGGTCACCAGCAGGTGTACTTATGGGTACAACTATATGGGATAAGTATATCGAACGTTGTAATGTAGAATCTGTTCCATACCCAGAGTGTCTATCAGGTCTTAACGATAAGATCGAAGGTATTCGTCAGGGTGAGATTACATTGTTCACGTCAGGTACAGGTAGTGGTAAGTCAACAGTAATCAAAGAGATTATATTCGAGCTACTAGAAAAGACTGATGAGAAGATAGGCTTGATATCACTAGAAGAATCTATTGGTGATACAGCTGAGAAGTTTATACAAATGCAAATGCGTCGTCCGTTACATGGACATCCACCAGCTACTGAAGAAGATCAACGTGAAGCTTTCGATAAGGTATTCGGTGATGAACGTCTAGTTCTATTAGATCACCAAGGTTCTGTATCAGATGATTCACTTATGGATAAGATCGAGTACATGGCATTGATGGGTTGTAAGTACTTAGTACTAGATCACATCACAATTGCTGTGTCAGAAGGTAACGATGGATTAACTGGTAACGAAGCTGTCGATAAGCTGATGTCAGATTTACTGAAATTAGTTAAGCAACATAACGTATGGTTAGGATTAATCTCTCACTTACGTAAAGCGATGGGTGGTAAGTCATTCGAGGAAGGTGCATTGCCGTCTATCGATGACATCAAGGGTTCTGGTTCTATTAAGCAGATCTCATTCGACATCATTGCATTTGCTCGTAACCTAGTTGCAGAAGAAGAATATGAACGTAATACAATTAAACTACGAGTGCTTAAGTCACGATTCACTGGTAAGACTGGTGAAGCAGGTGCAGCTGTCTATGACACTGAGACTACAAGACTAGGCAAAGGTTGTACAGGATTTGACTTGGAGATGTAATACAAATGAAATGGCATGAAAACGTAGAGCTCTATCTTAGGGCTCAACTTACCAATGGTAAACGTTTCAGACATGAAGGACTAAACATACTAAAAGACAATGCAGCTGTCTGCTACCCTAATTTAGATGGGTACATTCAGTCTGCTCATCATAGTATATCTACGATATGTAAGCTAGAACCATGTGGCACTAAAGCTACTGGTGGGTTAACTAATATCAGCTCTACAATAGGCAAAGATATTATGGCAACCATTGGCTCTACACATCAACAGGTAGACTGGAAGAAGTACCTACAACTAGGTGATCTAATGATCGAAGCTTTCTTACAGTCAGGGTTACTGAGAATTATTACACCTGAAGCTAGATCTAGAGAACCTATTCTAGTAGAGATAAATGAAGGCTGGCCAACAGATTTACCTGAGGCCTTAATCAAGCGAACACTAAGAGGTACGTTTGCTAACAAGCCTAAAGATATCACAGGTCCAACTCAGCTAATCAACTATGATCCACTAGGACTAACATTCCATAAGAAGATTATTAAGAGATGGGATGAAAACTTAGATGGCCTTGTCGCTAATATGTTAGATACTCCGTGGATGAAAGCAGTTAACAAACTTCAACAAACGCCATGGTCTATTAACAGTGATGTTCTTGAAGCAGTTGTGAGTCAACCTGAAAAGTTCTTCAGCATAGACTCTAAGACTAAAGAGAACTTCTCTAAGAAGATAGACTATGAATACACTGTCAGCAAAGCAAACATACTAGATGGCACAGTCTTTTATACTGCTGCAGACTTAGACTATAGAGGTCGTATATACTTCGTTGAGTCATACCTTAACTTCCAAGGTTCAGACTTAGCACGTGGACTTCTAACCTTCGGAGAGAGCAAGATCGTAACGCCTAATGGCTTACGCTGGCTCAAGATACATTGTGCTTCCTCATTCAACCAGAGTTATTCTATCGATGATATTCCTAGCTGGTGTTCAAGAGATTATGCATCTCACCTACGAGCAGAAGGCTTAGATAACATATCAGTAGATAAGATGACACTGAACGATCGTGAAGCTTGGTGTGATAACAATATGGAGTTAATAAATGAAACGGTCAGAAATGGAACGGTGCAAGACTGCGAGAAGCCTGTATGCTTCCTTGCTGCTGCTATTGAGCTTGTCAATTATCATGCTGCCAGTGGTGATTATTATAGTAGCTTGCCTATACCTGTGGACGGTAGCAACAATGGTTGGCAACACCTTGGTGCAATTTCTAAAGACATTGAGACGGGTAAACTAGTAGGTCTAGTACCAGTAGATATTCAGAATGATTTCTACGTACAGACTGCTAAACGATTAATCGAGATTACAAAGGACGAAGAACGTAAGAGTATTCTAGATAGTATGCCTATGAAAGCTATACGTAAAGGTATTAGTAAGCGTGGGAGTATGACTAGAGCTTACTCTGCAGGTGCTCAGAAGATAGCAGAGAATATGTTTCAAGACTGTAAGTCTGCTGGCTATACATTGAAGTATGGTATTACTGAAGAGCATTGTAAAGGATTTGCTAGAGACTTAGTTAAGGCTATCAGTGATGTATGCCCAGGTCCTTTAAGTACTATGAAGTTCTTACAAGAGCTAGCAGCTGATAAGCTAAACGAAGGTTACAACTACTTAACATGGACTACACCATCAGGTTTTAAAGTTGTCTATGAGAACTACCACATGGATCAGGTAAAGTATGCTAACCGTATTAAAGGTGTAGGCAATGTCCAAGACAAAGTCAAGCACGTACTTAAGATGTCATCACCTTGTCCTGATAGACGAGGCTTTATGTGTGGCATTAGTCCTAACTTTGTGCACAGTCAGGATGCTGCTCACATGCAATCAGTAATCGATAGATTTGATGGACTGTTCGGTGCAGTTCACGATTCATTCAGTACTCATGCTTCGCAAGTAGATGAGCTACTAACTATAACCAAAGACGTATTCATTGAGATGTATGATCATGATAACTACTTCGATGACATATGCTACAGACTTAAAGCTGAAGCTATGCAACCACATCGTGGTAACTTATCGATCAAAGATGTTAAAGCATCAGACTACTTCTTTGCATAACAGGAGAACACTATGGAAAACCAAAATTACTTATGGCTACGAGGCCAGAAGAGTTACACTGATAAAGACTTTATTGAAACCTTTAACTTAGATCCTTCACTAGAAGGTAAGCCTGAGATCAACGATGCTATGTTAGATGTGACACACAAGATTAACATGCAGCATTATATGGATGCTAATAACATGACTGAAGAAGATGCACGAAGTAAAGCAGATGCTATTAGAGATAATACACGTGCTGACATCCACAGTATTCTTGGCAAGAAATAAATAAAAAAAAACCCTACTACGGGATTCCTTACGGAGTCCTATAGTAGGGTATATTTTTTTTTTACTTCTCTTTGTCTTTGATATTATCTTCTAACTTAATTTCTTTAGAGATATCGTCATCAGACTTACGAGTTAGTAGGAAGCCGATTAACAACAGGCCACCACCTAATATTAGTAATGTTTCATAGTTCATATGTATACTCCTTAGTGAGCGTAGTATTGATACACTGGAACACCTAATCTCTTAAGTTCTTTATCCAGCTCTTTCTTCTTAGCTTCAGTTTGTTTAATCATTACAGACAAACGACTCTGAACATTCATATCTTTTAATATGTATCTGGTTGCGTCAACAATCTGTTTACCAGTCAATGCAGTATCTCTATCTATAGCATGTACAGGAATACCTACCTTGCGCAGACCATCAATCATATGCTTAGCTTTATTCTTAGCTAAGTCATTGAGAGTATCAGGATCTGCATCAGCAGGAAGGTTACCAGTTTGTTTTATAAACTGCTTCAAGTTCCTAGGTACTAGAGATCCATACTCATTTAGTTCTTGCTTCAACAAGTAGTCTAACATAGGGAAGTCTGATACTAAGTACTCTTTCTTAGGATCTAAAGCTTTCATAGCTTTTGCGATAATATCCATTGACTTCGCATTAGAGTTATAAGCTTGTTCCAAGTAACTCCACTTCATGTTGATGTTGTACCAGTTCTTATTAACTTCTTCTAGTGCTACATCATATCCTCGAGCATCAACTTTAAATGCATCATAGATAGTATGAACATAAGGCTTACCACCAGAAGCTGCCTTCATTCTCTCCCAAGACTTACCAGTTACTAGTGAAGCAACTGTTGCTGCATCAGTAGCCTGTATAGGACCTGGTACTGCACCACCCATAGCTTTACCACCAGTGCGCTCATCACGAGCAGCAGCTGCAGTCTTCTTAGCAGGTGGGTAAATGTCAGTAGTACGCTTAACTTGCTTACCATCTTCATTCACGCGATACGAGATACGCTGTTCAGGTTCAACGTTAGCCTCAATGACTGTACCACCAAAGTGTAGCGGCATGCCATGAGGACCTCTGATTGTGAACGGAATATCTGCGAAAGCTGCAAGCGCAGCAGAAGATTTCATAAGTGCTCTAGACTTAATTGCATCTGCAGATAAAACGCTAACAACACCAGCTGAGTATGTAGAAAGCAATACATCAGATAGATTATTAAGATCGTTGCTAGGACTTTCTAATACAGACTTAACACCTTCATAAGCTACGATGTAGTTAGCATTACTGTCAAGCTGTGGATACTCTAGTGCCATCTCATATAGTAAAGCAGCAGCTTCATCTATTGCAGGACCCATGCTAGAAATGTCCAGGCCGTAACCAAATGTCATAGTAGACCACTTGTTCAGGTCTCTGTGAGAAAACACCTTACGCGCAACCTCATAGATCTTATCGACACCGACTTCATCAAAGTAAGAGGTGAACATCAGACCACCTGTTTGATCTTTAATAGTATCAAGCAATGTATCTTGTAGCTTATCACGTAGATCACCATCATCTAACAAGTGTCTACCTTGATTACGGATAACACCAGTAGCTAAAGCAACTTCAATAGATCCCATCTGAATACCATTAGCTGCTAGACCATTAGTCTTACCATCGAAGTAAGCGTTAAAGTAAGAGTCGTACTTACCGTGCTTCTCCATAGCTGCAGTGTATTTAGAGAAGTCTATAAGACCATCTATAAAGTGTGGACCATCTTCGCCTTTAGCTTGTATCTCACGGATCAAGTCAGCATCAGCTTCAGGATCTAGTTGTAACCCTGTGAACTGAGGGAAGTTAGGATCTGTCAATGGAATACCTTGAGCAATAGCATCTGCTACAGCATCAAGTTGACTATCAGTCATACCTTGTTCTACTAACGATCTTAATCTACGGCCCCATTTAAGTAGCTGAGGTGTTGCATTTTGTAATGCTCGCTCACGTGCTTCAGGTAGTAGCATATCACCAGCTTGATCTTTGCCTCTATAACTAACTCCAGATACGTTCTTACTAACTAACATCATCGCATACATCTGTCGTAAGTTTTTATCGATACGGCTACCCTTCCTAGCTGTCGAAGGTTCAGCCGCTCTTGTAACGAAGCGTACTGGTTTAGAGGTAGTAGCATCAAATGTAGTTTGCTGTGGAGATAATCTTCCGTTATAAGCCATAGTATAGTAAGTGAAGTAGTTCAGTGAACCACGTTCTGCTGCTATAGCTCTAGTCTCTTGAGCAACTTTATTTTGCACTGCTTGCATATTCTCTTGTGCTACATATCCATCATCAGGATCAGATGCTTTCTCTTTAGCTATAAAGCCTTGCATCTTCTTAGGTCCCATGTTATGGATATCACCGAACACACCTGTTAATTCATTTTGAACACCAGCAAGAACAGGCAATGCTGTCATGTAGTAGATCTTCTCACGCTGCTTGTCAACGACGTTAGCGATACTAGATAAGTTACGCTTAGCTTCTTTAAGCATTAGAGAGTCTTTAGGTTTGATCTGACCAGACATCTCCTTAGAGTAGTTCTTTGCTTCACCTTTAGCATGCATAAGGCCAGGCGATTTAGCCGGTCTCACTTGCTGCTTAGGGAATAACTTCTTACGAGCTTGAGCAGAAGCCGTCATTACGTCAGCACCTTCAGGAGTAAGAACAAAGTAAGTCTGTTGACCACTTGCTTGCTCACGATTGAGTAGATCTTTATTGTTAGCTGCGTATAACTCTTTAGCTGCATCACCAAGTAACGTAGCTTCTTCTATAGAAAGACGATCATTAGTTTCTTGAGCACCCATTAAACGTTGGTACTCACGATCTAACTCAAGACCAAGTTGAGCATTGCCTTTCAACTTAGGAAAAGCAGAACCTTCTTCTATTGGGAAGTCATCGGGATCAATACCTTCTTTCTTAAGTGCTTGCACAAGTACTCGTTTAGAAGACTCAAAGTTTTCAGCCATCCAGTTTTCTGTAACGACTGACATCATACCAATAAAGTCAGGGTTGTATTGAGCTTTACCTACGTTGTCTTGCACAGCTCCAACTTTACGGAGCACAACAGGTAAACCATCTACTGTGTTAGTACCTAAGAATGAAGACATACCAACTTCTTCGTTAGTTACATTCTGAATTAGGTTATTAGCACGACGGAACATACCACCTAGCCCATCACTAGTGTCAACTTTCTTATTACCTTTAGGTTTGTAAGCTCCTAAGTCTTGTTGAACACGCTGCTTAATGCTAGGTCTCTGTTGATTATCTATCTCAGCTTGAAGCTCAGGTGTCACTGTCATATCAGCAGGTTTTGGATCTTGCACTTGACGTTGATTGATTGCGTCAACACCAGCATCTACTGATCCAACTAATTCGTCTATCGATGCCATAAGGTCTGGATCGACGCCATCGCTAGCGCCTTCCATTGTTGGCATATCAGACTGAAGTTCTTCAACAGCTGTCTCAGATAGTGTTTGGTTATTACCACCACCTTGTGCTGTAGATATATTGAACTTTGCCATTAACTTCCTCCTTTAAAATCCCATGCGTCTAGGGCTTTGTTGAACCCTTGTGTCGGGATTGAGAATAACTTAGCTGTGCCTTTGCCTAATCCTTCAGTATCACCTTTAAGTAAATCAATACCTGTACCAACTGCCATACCAGCTTTACTGATAGCAGGTGACTGACCACTTATCTCGTTGTATAACCATTCACCAGTGTTCTTAGATCTAGATTCATAGATCGGAGCAATAGTAGATGTGATACGTTCCATAGTTCCCATGAGACCTGATGATTGAACACCACGTCTAATAAGTTCTGCGTTATCAAGATAAGGAGTTGACTCACCATATTTGAGTAAGTCTTTAAGGTATTGAGATGCGAATCCCATCATGATCATTCCGGTCATAACAGCAAATGCATTATACTTCATAGCAGGTGAACCACGCTTAATGTACTGTTGCCAGAACTTAGGTATGTGGTTTGCTGTGAATGTAGACATGAAACCTTGGAACTGAGTAAACAATGCGAACCGTGGATCTTGATAGAACAACGGACGGTTACCAGTTTGCGGGTTTGCAATAGCTTCGTTTATAAAATTGTATAATGGATCTCTAATCATATCAGTCAATACACCAGTCTGCTCAGGAGATAGTGTCTCAGGATCTGCTGCTAGCAATTCCTGAAGTTCTTTTAGTTTACCTGGAGCAACAGTCATGCCTATATTTCTAAGCATCTCTTTGGCTTCCTGGACTTCATTAGTCACAGGTTGACCTTCGTTTTCTAGTATTGTATTAATATGATTAAGCATAAAGTCAGCGCCAAAGCTAGCTCTAACTGCTCGAGTCCAATCAGTGTACTGGGTAAGACCAGTCATTCTGAAGTATAGTTTAATTAAGTTCTGTTTAGCTGGTATGATTTCACTAACACCAACCTTACTAGCTGTACTAATATCCGGATCAAACATACCTACATTATCGGCTTGCTGATAAGAATAGTTGTTCATAAGCTTAGCTGCTTCATACTCATCGATATCAAAGTCCTCAGACTTAATTATCTCATGTAGTTCTTTAGCTAGCTGTTGACCTCTAGACTTAACACTGTTTTTATCCTTGCCAAATATCTGTTCAGACGTAAGACCTTTCATAGTGATCATCGCCTCTGGTAGAGATGACAATGCCGCTAATGATAGAGATGTTACAGTAGTAAAGAAGATAAAGTTCTTTTGAACCTCAGCAGCTTTCTTACCTTCATCAGTAGTAGGTCTATGGTAGTTACCAGAATCAGCTTGCAAATAGTTATACATCTGCGCACCAATGTAATCTGCTTGATCTTTAGGCATGCCTTCAGCTTCAGCTTCACGTAGTAACTCTTCGATTACTTTACCGTTGTCACCGACATACTGCTCATGAGCTTGATATCTTGCAGCTGACTTAGCAGCAGTGATAGCGTTGGCCATGATATCTTGTTCCATAAAGTCTTGGAACTCAGCACGTTCTGATAGACCTAACGTTCTCTTCTTGTGAGCTGTCGGAACTGTACCTCTCTCGACAACATCGAATGCTTCATCAAGAGTGTTAACCATATCACTGCCTAGAATTGCTTCTGTGATCTGCACAGCTTGATCTCTTGAAATATTGCCACCATCAATACGAGTTAATCGCTCAATGAATGATGCTTTATTCTTAGAGATTACAGACTTATTAAAACCTTTAAACTTAAGTAAGTAGTCTTCAATGTAACCTAGATCTGGATTAAACTTAGTCTGATCTGTATGCATCTCTTTACCAACTTTCTGTAAGTCTTTAACTAGACTAAGTATAAGTTGTTTTTGAGGTGTAGACTCAGGCACTAGATCTGGGTTAAACTTACCGTTCTCCATTGCATTACTAATTACTTTATATATTTTACTACCTGGATCGCTGAAGTTGGTAAACTCACTACCACCTTGACCAAATAGCTTATAGAACTTCTCAGCTTTAGGTAAACGGTTGATATACTTTGTAGCCACATGGTGCCTATAGTTTTCAAACGCTGCACCTTCATACACTTTCTGTATACCAGCACCAAACATACCTGCTAGCTTTCTGATAGATCTATATTTAGATTGTTTATCGATAGGTAGAGTATGATGCAGATGTCCTTTAAACACCTTGCCAACCTTAGTCATAGCATTTAACGCTTGATCAACTAAAGTTCTACCTTGTTTATTTCTTTCGTTAGCTTCAAATCTTGCTTTAAGACCTGTCTTGGTTTCATCTTCCCAAAACCCTGTGCCTCTGTTGTCAGCTTTGCGTCTAGCATCTTCAGCTATCTCAAGAGTTGTAGGAACCATCTCTTCTGAACCGTAGAAACTTGCTTCTTCACGGAACATAGCTTCAGCTTCTGATCTGTTCTTAAGATCTGCTGGTGCTAATCTCCAAGCTACATCTGCCCACTGGCCTTTATCGTATACAGTAGCTGCGCCACTCATACCTGCACCAAGTGAACCACCTGCAATTGCTGCACCAATAGCTCGTTCTTTAAGATCTTCCCAGTCCCAACCTGAGCCATCGAAGTTTGCACCTGCGTAAGCTATAGATTCTTGAAGTGCTTCCGTTACACCTTCACCCATGCCACCTTGGATAGCATTAAGAGCAAGGTCGTTGAATGTTTTCTTAGCTGTCAACTGAGATGCAGCAAGCTTAGCACTATCTTTCGCAAGACCAGCAACCTGTCTACGAGTTAGACCTGCTAGTTTAGCTTCAGCCATATTCTTAGATATGCCTTCAGCGTTCATAAGTTTAGCCACACCTTGTTCAAAGAACTCTTTAGGAGTGTTACCAGTGAACTTAGTAGCTAGCTTTAAACCAACCATATCTAATGCACCTTGAACTACACCAGAAGCTATAGCTGCGGCTGCTGATTTGTTGTCACCAGCTTGTTCATTATATACTTGACCAGCATAAATAGATGCAGGCACTGTAAGAGATGCACCACCAGTAGGAGCTGCTGCCGCTACTGAAGCCATTGTGATAGCCATGTATGGCAAAGACATTGCTAAGTTGTTTCCTAAGAACTCCATAGCTGTGCCAAATGATTTGACATCTTTATAGTCAGTTAGTATTTCTGCGTTCTCCATGATGCGACCACGTATTCTAGCGGCACCATGTTCACCCCAGTCAGCTACATCTTCAAGACCTGTTGAGTCACCGAACATGTGAGCTATACCATAACCAGCTTCTTGTACACCACGCATTGCAGTATTCCAAGAGTCGGTTAAAGGGCTTAACGCTTTGTTATTTAAATCACGATCTGTACTTCTAAATTGTACATTACTACTGAACATATCTTTATTGTATGCATATTCTTCTTCATTAGTAGCTGCACGCTTAAAGTTTAACCGATCATAACCTTCAGACATCATAGACTCTAGTAGAGCCTGTCCGCCTGCTTTTAATTCTTCATCACCGTCTTTGACGATCTGATCACCAAACAGTTGAGCTACATTGTAGGCATCAATCTGGTTTTGTGTAGATGCTGGATGAAGGTCTGATACTCCAGTCTCTATGAGACGAGTAGCAAAGTCCTCACCTTTAGCATTCAATAGTTGAACTGTTCCACGACCATGAGCAGCTTCTTGATCTAAGACTTTAACATCTGTAAAGCCTTGTTCTTTAGCTAGCTTCATTAGGTCGATAGAGGCAGCGCCACCAGCAGTTCCCTGCTTAAAGTTAACGCTACCATCTTCGTTCTTGCCTAATATTTTAGCGATCTCTGGAGCATCAAATCCGGCGACACGGTATGTCTTACCTTGCTTATCTCGTAATGTATCTAAATCTACAAACGAGTAGTCACCATTTAATGTTGAGCTATCCATGACGGATAGTAAATCTGGATCGATGTCCATAAAAATCTCCTATTTGTTTTCTCTTCGGTCAACACCTAGCTTATCTGCTACGAAAACATAGAAACCACTTTCGTGATCGTTAGCCATCGCATCATACTTATCGCGAACCTCTTGATCAAGCCCAGTCCATTCTTGGATCTTCTTGTTCATAAACAGGTTAGCAATATCAGACACGTTGCCTTCTACTTTATTAAGTTTCATAACATCAGCAACTTTGTTATTGAGCAAAGCCATCTTGCCTGCATCAACCCATTGAGGGTTTTCAGGTGTAGAACCTTTAGCTTCAAATAACTCAGGTGTACCAGTTCTAGTACGAATAACTAGCTGATTAAGGAACGGACGAATGTCTCTTGGACGTTTGCCTGAGGCCTTAGCATAGTTACGCATATCAGCATAAGCTTGGTCTAGCAGTACACCAGCTTCATTAGGATCGATGTTATTGGCTGCTGCCCATTGACCTACATGATGTGCTGCGGTTCTAGGATTAAGATCCGTAAATGTACGTTTATCTTCACCTTCACCGAATGTACCAAACTGTTTCTGCAAAGACTTAAATGTATCTGCAGCTACTGATTGAGCTTTGTATTGACGTTCATTATATTCTTTAGAACCTTTAACTCGGTAAGGATCTGTCTCATATTGTTCAGGATTAATTGGTTTACCACCAGCAGTGACATATACTTTATTACCAGTTTTATCTTGAGCAACATAAGCTTTAATTTGCTTACCAGTCTTTTTGTCTTGAACCAACGTTGGGTTAGTTCGATCTATCTTAACTGTACTCTTAGTAATTGGTATTAAGTCTTTAGCATCACGTGACTGTTTGTAAGCTTCTATGCTGTCTGAAGTGTATTGCTTTTCTTCATGTAGCTTTTGTACTTTCTGCTTATGACCTAACTGTTGTCCTAAGTAACGCTTACCAGTCCAACGTAAAGAACCACCATGAGAGTAACCAAGAGCTCTACTACCTAAATACATGATTGCTGCTTCAGCTAGATCCTCTTCATTAAGTAAACCTTGAGCTGCATTACCTAGTGCTGTTAGAACTTTCTGGAACATACTAGGTTTTTCTTGAGCTAGATTCTCACCAGCATCCTTTTGATCTTCATCATCTACTTGATCAATGGCTGCTTCATCACTTACAGACTTCTCATCGTTTACTGTTTGTGCTAAGACATTTATTGCTTTCTGCTCTGGTTCTTCTGTCACAGGAACTTCATCAGTCTTAGGAACAACACCATTATATCGATCTCTTGAGTCACTTGTGCTGATCACACCACCAGTTAACTCTGTGATATCATCAGCTAAGTTCTCTGTAAATTGAGGTTTAAACTTCTCACGACCATCACCTACTTCAACATCTGCAAACTCATCTATATCATTATATAAAGGAACTTGCTGTTGAGGTCTAGGAACAGAGTTGGAGGTAGGTTGAAACGGCACACGACCATCACCAACATTCTCTTGTGCAAACTCATCTATATCATTATAAGTAGTCTGACTTACAGGTTGAGCTTGTTGCTGTGGAACACCAGCGTTACTAGCCATATACTCTAGACCTTGCTGCTGCATCTGACCAACTGGCATCGTCATCAACTCCGGCACTTGAGGCTGTGGCACTTGAGCTTGCTGAGGATCTAACATCTTTGGAATGTCAAACTCCTGAGTAATGGTGTTACCATCTTTATCTTTGACAGTCATTTTCTTTACTTGATTCATAACTATCTCCTATTTCATTTTGCTATCAAAGTAGCGATTAATTTTTATTCCACCAATCTCTTGATCTTCAGGTCTAACTAGCTCATCACCTGCCGCTGTCATATCTATAGTTCTTATTTCAGGAACTTCAGCGCCGTACGGATCGCCTATGCTTGAACCATCACCCAATCCTGATTGACCATTAACAGGTCCATCTAATCCTGGCATAGTTACCATGTTTCCACGATCTATTGCATTTATGATATCACCACCTGTTGCACTCGCTTCTGTTGTAGTGTTTCCTCCACCAATGACTATAGGATTAACTATAGGTGGTGTTGTAGGAGGAGCAGTCACAACTGGAGGTGCTGCTGGAGGCGGAGTCGGTGTAGCTGGAGGTGTATAAACTGGAGCCGGTGGTTGTTGAACCACTGGTACCTCGTTTTGAGGTGGACTCACAGGATCTTGTGCTGGAACTTGTGGCTTAGGATTTCTTAACCTAAAGCCAGGCTGAAAGTCAGGTATTGGATCTGCATACGGATCATCTGCTACTGGAGCTACTGGAGCTTGCTCAGCTGTCGTTGGAGGAGTTACACCAATATCCGGTTGAGGCATTGGCATACCTGTTGGAGGCATCTGCGTCTCTGGGATAGTAACTCCTGGTGTCATACCTACGTTACCAAAAGATACTTGAGGTTGTGGAATATTGTAGACTTGTGTATACTGTCTAGACCAATCTGGATTCCAAGTCATAGTATCTCCTTAAATGCCTAAGACACCTTTAAATAGTGGGTTATTTTTAAAGCCATTAAACTGAGTTCCATTAGTGTTAGCCATCTGCTGAACTGTTAATGGTCCTGCTAATGGATTCACTGTGTTGCTTTGTGGAGTAATGTTAGATAGACCTTCAACTGAAGCTTGCATAGCTGGTGCTGCAGCCTTTGGAGTAACTGCATCAGCTGCAACAGAGCTTGCTGTTAGTTGCTTAGGAACATCAGGCATAGTTAGTGGATCTGTTGTAAGTGCTTTCTCAGCACCACCAGACATCATACCAGTTAGACCTTCTGTAGCTTTACCCATAAGAGTAGAACCTGCAGCTGAAGCCAACGTGCTCTTCAAGTCTACGGTACCTTTACCACCTAGCTGTCCACCTAATGATGCACCAATCTGTCCACCTAATGGACCACCAACAGCAGTGCCAAGTGCACCACCTGCTATAGTTCCTAGCATGCCTAGTAGTGGATCACCACCACCACCTTGTTGTATTAAAGCTGGGTTAATTTTTGCGACTGCCATTATTTACCACCTCCGCCTTGAGAAGTTTGAGTCTGACCTTGTGGTGCAGAACCTAAATAACCAAAGAAACGTTCAGCAGCTTTAGCTTCGCTATCAAGACCTTCTTGTTCAAGACCACGTTTAGCTTGCTCAGCGTTAGTTAAGATACCTGCAGCACGTTGTTTAGCTTGTTGATCAGCAGCAGATAATTCCATACCGCGATCTAACACAGCAGCTTCACGAGCACGATCAGCTCTTGCAGAACCTAAAGCACCTTGTTGTGCGCCTTGAATTTGACCTTCAGTGTTTCGCATAGCATTCACTAAGTTCTCAGCACCTAAGCCTTCTTGCATTGTTTGTTGTGCCATGTTACCAGTTTGGTCTAATGCATCTTGCATACCAGCAGTATCTGCTACTTGACCTAGTTTACCTGATTCATACAGACGACGAACATCGCCTAACACAGGAGTAACATGACGTTTAATATCTGGATCAATTGATGTTGATGTGGTTTGTTGTCCACCACCACCGCCACCGTTGGCGATATTCTTATTTACTACTCGAGCAACTTCTGCTGGCAAGTAGTCCAGACCAATTGATAAGTCTGTTTGTTCAAATGAGTTACCATACTTAGACATTATAATCTCCTAATTATTTATCTGATTTGTTTTTAGCTACACGTTTGCTTTTATGTTTGTGGTAAGAAGCCCGCAGCTGTTCACGCTTACAGACTTTACATTCATAACGATAGCCATCTTTCTTACTCTTGTCCGTATGGAACTCTGAGTATTCTTTCTCAACCTTGCATTTAGAACAAGTCTTCATACTGTTCCCCTAAATCCGTATCTAATATAACCAGTAAAGTTCTTATTAAGAAACTCTACATATGCTTTTGCATGTTCTGCTGAGTGAATAGTATCAGCTCGCCAGTCTGTGCAATTGTGTTCTTTAATATAATCCACCATGTAGCTGAAGCAAGATATAACATCTTTAGCATTCTGCTCACGTCCTAATGTATAGTCTACGATCATATCTTTTACATCCATCACCGGCTTACCTGAGTAATCCTCATTGTAAACAGTGCATAGCATAAAGGCTGTAATATTGTTATTGCTATCTACAGCTTTAATAGCTAAGTAATTCTTATTACCAGATGCTTGCTGGTTAACTACATTAATAAGTCCTTGTATCCAATACCCTTCGTTTCTATCGTATCCTTGGTATTCATCCATGTTCCATGTATCGCTCATAAGATTACTGCATGCTAGTATATCACCAGCTGTAAGTAGTTGTATCATAATGTCCCCTTAAGTATACTATAGGTATAGATTACCCATTGTCCCCATAAGGGTTACAACAAACTAAAAGTTAAGATACCTGAGTATTAACACTTGTCCACCGTATTCTGCATTAGCATCTTGCAGTATGCCAGAAGAAGCATTACCATTTACAGGTCCTCTACTTGCTCTTATTGCTGTCATCTTCAAAGTAGTATCATTAACTGGAGCTACTGTCGGTATAAAGTTACCACCGCCGTAGATAAAGCTAAATCCTGGTTCTACCATTTCATACTCACTGACACTCTTTACACCTGATAATCCACTCACAGCATAGAAACTTCCTGGTGAGTTAGCAACTGTTACATCTGAACTCGCTGGTGAAGTGCTGAGACTCTGAGTACCAGCTCCTGATATAGTAAGACTTATATCTGGCATAGACACTATATCTACTAAGGATACAATGTCTACCCATCTAGAGTCAAATACTTTATTATTACTAGAATCTTTTATCTCAATACCGTAGTCCTGAGTTGAATCAACAGTAGGTGTTACAGTAGAGCTTGAAGCACAGATAATCCACTCAACCTTCGTGGGAGAAGGCGAGTACATTCTGATCCTGTTATAGTCTGTGCTGTTATGTTTATATACAGTAGCCTTAGGTAACGCGCCTCCATAACCTCCACCACCATTTCTGATGGCTAAGATTGGTGGAGTGGAATAAGAGCTAGACAACACTATGGTTGAGAACCATGTATCCTCAGAGTCTATCTTATACCACCCACCTGAATCATCGTTTACCGAAGTTATTGAGCTGACAGTATTATTGTTTCGAGTTCCTTTCTCAGTGACGACAACTACTGGATTGTCTTCATCTAACACTAGGTTAGTATCACTGTTTCTTAGTTCAATACCAAAAGCCATAACTTCCTCCTACTTAAATATAAATAAACCAACTTCACTAGCTGAACCATTGTCGGTCACGCTTACTGTTTTTGTTGTTGTTCCTGTAACCGTGTACTCAACACCTGATGCAGAGCTAGAGTTAGCTGCACCTGATCCTATAGGTAATATCTCAGTTGCGGCTTCAGGCACTGTAACATTAGTGCTACCAGATCCTGAAGATACATCTAAGTTCCCTGCATATCTTATTAACAGTTCATTACCATTTAGTGATACGTCACCATTTGCTTTGATAATCTCAATGCCATACTCTCCAGCTGAACTAGTCGGAGGGTTATTAACTTCTGTGACTATCACATCTTTCTGCGCATTCACTGAAGCATAACCATCGTTAACAGTTAAGGTTACTGTATAAGTTCCTGCAACCGTTGGAGTAAATGACCAAGTTGCAGTTGATGAAGCTGCTCTATTGAAAGAGTTAGTTCCATCTGTAGCAGTATAAGCATAAGTTAACGAGTGACCGTCAGCATCACTAGAACCAGCTCCACTAACATTTACCGGATCTCCCTCTTCACCACTTGCTGGGGCAGTTAGTACTGCTACAGGCGCTTGGTTGTCTAAGAGAATAGTAAAGTTCTGTGTAACGCTATCTGTCCGTCCTAAACTATCAACTACATCAAGAGTCACACTACCAGCTGTATCTACAGTAACATCAGTAAATGTAGCTGTAGTATTCTGAGAGCTTGTAGAGGACAACGTGATTGGTCCTGTAGATGACCAAGTCCATGAAGTGATAGTAACACCTGCATCTAACGTTGCAGATCCAGTGAGTGCATCTGAGGTACCTTCTAGCGGCGTTGTAGAACCTACTGAACCGATGGATGCTGTCAAGGTGCTAGGAGCAAGTTGTGTTGCTGTAGCATCCAATGTATCCGTATCTCCGTTACGAGTAGCTGTAACTCTAAACACTGCGGATCTCTGAGATCCTGCGTTGCCAGTCCATGTGACAACACCTGTAGAAGAGTTTATAGTAGCTGCTGAAGATCCTGATACTTTAGAGTAACTTAAAGTACCTGTACTGGTTATAGAAGGCGAGACAGTTCCTGCTGGAGCGGTCTTATTAGCATAGCTATAGCTAGAGATACTTGCACCTCCTTGTTGCAGAGATGTAGCATCTACTGTGATAGTCTGTCCGTTCCTAGAGAATGTACCTCTAACTAACACAGATCTATCTGCTGTACCTTCATTTGCAGTCCATGTAACAACACCGGTACTTGTATTCACTGTTCCAGCACTAGAGCCAGAGACTTTAGAATAAGAAACAGTTGAGTACACTCCACCTACAGTAGGACTAACTGTCCCAGCTGCAGCATTCTTAGTTGTGTAGCTTAATGTTCCTGATACGTTACCTAACTGCGTAGCCGTAGCATCTACTGTATCTGTATCTCCATTACGCGTAGCTGTAGCTCTGACTGTGATAGACCTTGAGTTAGTTGAGGTGTTTGTTCCAGACCAAGTAACAGTACCGGTACTAGAGTTAACTCCACCTGCTGCATCTCCTGAGATCTTAGTGTAGGTCACAGTATCTTGAACTCCGCCAGTGGAGTCAGACTGAGTAGTTATGTTAGGATTAACTGAAGCATAGCTTAAGGTTATTGTAGCTCCACCTTGTTGCGTACAATTAACATCTACTGTATCTGAGTCATCACTTTGCGTGAAGACACCACGGACGACACAAGATCTCTCAGAAGTTCCTTCATTAATAGACCATGTGACTTCACCAGTAGAAGTGTTAACTGTTGCAGCTGATGATCCTGAAAGTTTAGAGAAAGTAACTCCACTATACGTTCCAGTGATAGAAGGACTTATTCCTCCTGCTGCAGCGTTCTTAGTTCCATAACTGAACGACCCATTTGTTCCAGCGAACTGCTTACAAGTAGCATCAAACGTATCTGTATCACTATTCCTAGTTACAGTAGCTCTGACAGTTATTGTTCTATCTGAGCCAGTTTCATTTGCGCTTGAGAACGTAACTACACCAGTACTAGAGTTAACAGATCCTGCTGCATCTCCAGACTGCTTAGCATAGCTTATAGTATCATAGGTACCTGAGACTGTTGGTGATCTTGTAGTAGTTCCTGAGCTCAAGTTAGAATATGACAAGCTTACACTCGCTCCACCTAACTGAGTACTAGTAGCATCCACAGTATCTGTATCACCGTTTCTAGAAGCTGTAGCTCTAACTACACATGATCTATTTGCTGTAGCTTCGTTCGCAGTCCACGTCACAGCACCTGTACTTGTGTTAACAGTAGCAGCGGCATCACCTGATATCTTAGCAAAAGATATAGAGTCATGTGTTCCGCCAATAGTAGCGTTCACAGTTCCAGAGGCTGCTGACTTGTTTACATAACTTAATGAAACAGTTGCACCACCATTCTGGGTAGCTGTAGCATCTGCTGTGTTCGTATCTCCATTACGAGTAGCTGTAGCTCTGACTGATATAGATCTAGCCGAAGTGCCTTCGTTAGTTCCAGACCAAGTCACAGTACCTGTACTAGAGTTTACTGTACCAGCTGCATCGCCCGATAGTTTAGAATACGAGACAGAAGAATATGTTCCACCTGTAGTATCCACTTGCGTTGTGATGTTAGCATTAACATTAGAGTAACTTAATGATACTGATGCTCCACCTAACTGAGTACAAGTCGCATCGATAGTATCACTATCACCATTCCGTGTGACGGTAGCTCTAACTGTGATAGATCTAGATGCAGTACTTTCATTATTAGAAGCCCACGTCACCACTCCAGTTGAGCTGTTAACTGATCCTTGAGAATCACCAGACACTTTAGAGTAACTTAAAGTAGTGTAGGTTCCACTGATAGTAGGACTTACATCACCTGATCTAGAGTTCTTATCAGCATAGCTCAATGTCGCAGATGCTCCACCTTGCTGAGTTGCCGTAGCATCAGAAGTTGCAGTATCTCCATTACGAGTAGCAGTAGCTCTCACTACACAAGATCTAGAACTAGACGATTCATTATGAGTCCAAGTAACTATTCCTGTAGAAGTATTGACACTTGCTGCTGAAGATCCTGAGACCTTAGAGTAACTCACAGAAGTGTATGTACCACTCACAATAGGTGACTGATCTCCTGATGTAGCGTTCTTAGTCCCATAACTGAGTGAAACGTTAGCTCCGCCTAGTTGAGTCTGAGTTGCATCTACAGTATCTGTATCTCCATTACGAGAAACAGTAGCTCTCACAGTTATTGATCTGCTTGAAGTAGAAGGGTTAGCGCTTATCCAAGAGACTACACCTGTGCTTGAATTAACAGAAGCGTTATTCTGTGTTCCAACCTCAGAGTATGATATTGAGCTATACGTACCTGAGACTGTTGGTGACTGCGTTAACACATTAGCATTGATATTTCCATAACTTAAAGCTACACTAGCTCCACCTTGCTGCGTCATAGTTGCATCAGCGGTGTTTGTGTCTCCATTTCTAGTAGCAGTAGCTCTAATGACGCAAGATCTTGAGGCTGTACCTTCATTAGCTGTCCAAGTGACTACACCTGTAGAAGTGTTAACTGTTGCAGCTGATGATCCTGAGACCTTAGAGTAACTTACAGCACTGTATGTACCACTTATACTAGGTGTAGATGTACCTGCTGCTGCATTTCTAGTAGCACCTGTTAGAGATACTGAAGCACCTCCTAATTGTGTACAAGTTGCATCGACAGTATCGCTATCACCATTTCTAGTACTTACAGATCTTACTGTTATTGATCTTGAGCTAGTGCTCTCATTGTTAGAAGCCCATGTCACCGCTCCTGTAGAAGCATTAACTGATCCTTGAGAATCACCGCTAAGCTTACTATATGATATAGAAGTGTATGTTCCACTAACTGTAGGACTTACTGATCCAGATCTAGAGTTTTTATCAACATAAGATAATGTATGACTGGTACCACCTTGTTGTGTACTTGTAGCATCTGCAGTATCTGCATCACCATTGTTGCTTACCGTAGCTCTTACGACACAAGATCTGCTACCTGTTCCTTCATTAAGCGTCCAAGTCACTGCACCTGTTGTAGTGTTAACAGTAGCGGCTGACGATCCTGAGACCTTAGAGTAACTAATACTAGAGTATGTTCCTGCTATTGAAGGGTTCACTGTTCCAGAAGTAGCATTCTTAGTAGCATAACTAAAAGATGTTATAGAAGAACCTGCTAACTGAGTAGCTGTTGCATCCACAGTATCTACATCTCCATTCCTAGAAGCTGTAGCTCTTACGACGCAAGATCTAGAACTAGCTGCTTCGTTCAGTGGCCATGTAACAGCACCTGTTGTTGTATTAACAGAAGCGTTAGCATCTCCAGACTGTTTAGCATAACTGATACTAGAGTATGTACCACCCGGACTGGCGTTTTGAGTTCCACCAGATGCAGCAATGTTACTGTAACTTAATGAAACTGAAGCTCCACCTTGTTGAGTAGCAACGACGTCAGATGTATCTGTATCACCATTTCTAGAAACAGTAGCTCTAATCGTAGCTGTTCTGCTACCTGTTCCTTCATTAGCTGTCCACGTGATCTGACCTGTGCTAGAGTTAACAGTACAAGCTGTACTTCCTGATACTCTAGCATAACTGATACTAGAGTACGTACCTGCAATGGTAACGTTAACACTACCTGCTACAGCATTCTTAGTGCCGTAGCTGAAAGATGTTATAGCAGCACCACCTTGTTGTGTAGCCACTGCATCTGCAGTATCTGTATCACCATTTCGTGTCACTGTAGCTCTTATTGTAGCTGTGCGAGAACCAGTTCCTTCATTAAGCGTCCATGTTATTTGACCCGTACTAGAGTTAACAGTACAAGCTGTACTTCCTGATACTCTAGCATATGACACTGAACCAGTGGTAGTTATTGTAGCGTTGACAGACCCTGCTGCTGCATTCTTAGTAGCATAGCTAAATCCAGAGACTGATGCTCCACCAAGTTGAGTAGCTGTTGCATCTACTGTATCAGTGTCTCCGTTACGCGAGGCTGTAGCTCTAACCGTTATTGATCTATCAGCTGTGCCTTCATTGACTGAACTCCAAGTCACTACACCTGTAGAACTGTTGACAGTACCAGCAGCATCACCTGAAAGCTTAGCATAACTCACAGAACTATATGTTCCGGTCGTACTGTCACCTTGAGTAGTAATATTTGAGTTTACATTAGCATAACTTAACCCGATGGTTGCACCACCTTGTTGAGAGGCAACTGTTGATATAGTTCTTGATACTCCACTTAAGCTTATTGTAGCTCCAACGGTAGAAGTCCTAGATGCAGATCCTTCATTGTGAAGCCATGTTAACGTTCCACTAGAGTTAATTGTAGTTGCTGAACTGTTTTCAGTCCATGTTCCTATACTTGAGTAGTTACCAGATGCTGATACTGCAACACTACCTGATGCAGCGTTCTTAGTAGCATAGCTGATAGTACCTTGTAGTATCGTTGTAGTCGTCGTAGCGCTTCCACTAAACGAACCACCAGACCAAGATAAAGTATATCCAATGCTTGTTGATCCATTGTTTGGAGCTGCTACTGAGGTAGCTATACTTTCATTATCTTCTGTAGTAGTTACTGTTCCACTATTAATTGTAGCATTAGTGTCGTTACGTTTTACTGTCCAGTTAATATTTGTACCAGTACTTAAGTTAACTACAGAACCAGTGATGCTTACAGTACCACCTGGCACTACAACTGCAGTGCTGTTTATATTACCTGATACAGGAGTTGTAACTGCAACTGTGTCTACATTAGTCGTTGTAGATCCATTACCACCATTAGCAACTGGACGTCTTGATTGCAGAGTATAAGTTCCTGCACCTCGGTTTGTTACACTAACATTCGAACCACTACTTGATTGTTCAGTAGAGTTCGGAGTAAACCAGTCTCTAGCTACTGAGCCACCATTAACTAACCTATATTGACTCGTACTTGATAAGAGTCTAAACTTGACTAAGAAAGTAGACTCACTACCACTTAGCTCAATTAAATTGTTAGTAGTGCTCGATGAGTTAGATACAAAACCAGCTGTTGAACCCGTGTTGTACGCCATTGTTTTTGAACCAACAGATGATATTGCATTACCAGAGACGTTAGATCTCTTGGTCCACCCATAGTAAGTAACATTACGAGTTAACCCAGTGTAAGAGTTAGACGATTGCCATGCAGCATCTCCTGCAGCTGGTGTGGCTGAAGAAGTTTTAAGTATGTATGTTGTAGTTCCACCACTACCACCAGATCCTGAGACTGTAGCCGAAGCTGTTGTTCCAGAAGTAAATGATTGTGATACTGTAACAGATGTATCTGCACTTGGAGCTGATGGATTAACAGTTATTGTGTACGTATATAAAGTAGTAGTATCTGTTTGCCATAAATAAAATTCAGCAAACGGATCGTATACAGCAGACTGATCGCGACGTCTAACAGTGAAGCTATAAGTTCCAGTACTGCCTGGATTATAAGAGATAGTGTGAGAGTTACTGTTGATTGCATTTGTAACACTTTCAGTTCCTGATGAAGCACTAGAGCTTATATCAAAAATAGTACGCACCGCTCCATTTGAAGCTGTCTGTATATAGTTGTTACCTTCTGTTCTGACGGTAGAGTATGTTTGAGATTGTGTTATGGTAGATGAAGTTCCACCACCTGAACCACCTGATCCTTCTTGAGATGCAGTACCTACTGTTAACCATCTAGAGTAACCATTCCTTGTAACTTGTCTATAAACTGTAACAGACCTAGCACTAGATCCTGAGTTGGATGCCCAAGTTATAGTTCCGTTTGACGTGTTTATTGTTGCTCCATTAGTGCTACTGCCACCGGCAGAAGTTACTGCCCATGTTCCTGCAGTTCCAGTAAATGTTGGACTACCTGATGGAGACTCTGTGCCTCCACTGGATACTTCTTGAGAGTATGCATAGGCTCCAGAAACGCCTGGTCCACCTAGCTGGGTGACTGTTCTATTAGTGTTAAATGAACCTGAAGCATTTGTCGCGGTACAAGTTACAGTTGCAGTTCTTGAACTAGTAGAGGTATTAGCGCTATCCCAAGTAATGGCACCAGAGCTAGAGTTTATACTAAGTAGCGAACTCGATTCTGAATAGCTATACGTTGGAGCTGGAGAACCATTTGCAACTGGTGATGTTGATAAGCTAGCAGTAGCTCCGCTATTTGCATTACCACTATTCCACACTGGTTGAGTAGTGAAAGAAGTTGGTGCAGATCCAGAGCTGACTACAGTAAACCATAAATATTTAGTATTTGTAACAAGACTAGCTTTTGGATCTGTAAAAGTTCTTTGTACTATCTTTATTGGGTAGGTACCAGTATTCGCAGAAGTTACTGTCCAAGTTCCGGATACTGGAAGAGTAGCCCAAGTCTGTCCTGATCCATTGTTTGTATCTGTACCAGAAGCTTGCTCACCTGTATTTCCAGGAATGAAGACGTCATTAGGATCTGCGCGGAACTCCACGGAGAACATTGATTGACCTTCATAACAATCCATTTCAATTGTATCACCTTGCGTGATTGACAATGGGTTGGTTGGTGGAGCAGTAGAACTATTACTAAATGCACCATTAATCTGAGCGGCTGTGTAGCTACCTGGAGAGCTAGTGTAAGCTTGTGCACCTGTAGATTGGTTTGCTATGTTGACATTCTTTAAAGCCATGCTAGCCTCCTATTACTTCCAAGTTATTTTTGTCCAGTGCTTGCCTGGGCCTAGTGCATCTCTATGTTGCTCTACTATCTTAGTGTTATACTTAAGATAGTTGTTTAATACTTTAACGTTTGTGACCATTCCATACTCTGCTCCATGTTTCTTAGCAGCATCTAGAAGATCTTGCATGGAGCCTTGAAGTATGAATACACCTATTGTGCAACCTTCTGCTGCAATTCCAAAGCCAGATAACTTATCTTCAGATAAATAGAAGTCAGCATCAGAGGAGCTAATTGTCTCTATTCCACCAACAGCTGCTAAGACTTCTTCATTTGTCTTTGATATTACCGAAATAAAATCTGCTTTTGATACATTATGATACATAGCATCCTCCTTTATTGATTACGTTAATTTACCAATCTTAACTCTTATATTACTACTAGCATCTTTTATTGTTATTAAGTTATTTGTAAACTCTATAGAACCACCAGCATCAGACTGGTCAGTCACTTGACTTAATGTCAGAGTGTTAGTCTGTATTCTATTTGCATTCAATGTGTTGGTATCTATTCTGCCACCATTGATAGTAGTAGTTCCTGAGGCACCGACTGAAGCTGGAGTTAATAAAGTTCTACTTGTCGTTCCATCAGTTGCTGCGATACCACCATTGTCTCCAGTGTTAGTGAAGGTTACTACTCCATCAAATACAAAACCTTTAGAAGGAGTTGTACCGGTGTCTACAGTTGTTGATGCTTGAGTTGCTGCACTAGCTTGAAAGAACACTAATGTAGAAACCCAAGGCCTACTGGTGCCTGTTGCATCAACCTCAGGTGGTGTCTCAGACCAACCAGAAGTTATACTTGATAAAGCACCTGTCGACCAAGTTATAGTTGCACTGGGTGCAGCTGGCACAGTATCAGAAGCTGTTTCTCTATACAGATACCTAACTGCTGTTCTTGCTCCAGCGTTGCCATCGGCACCCGGATCTCCAGGTGCTCCAGGTGATCCTGGTAGTCCATCATCTCCATCAGCAACATCAAATAAGGTTATCACACCTCTTGCTGTTCTAGACATATTATTTCTCCTTAATCAGGAACGGTAACAATACAAGAGAACTCTTCTGAACTATTATCGGTTACATCCTCTGGTCCAACTACAATTGTAGAGTAAGCTAAACCATTAGCTGCTTCACCACCGGTGCTTACTACATTTCTATTGGTTGAGTTGTCAACGTTTATTTGTGATCCGTTCTTCAACCACTGGTAGCTAGTAGGAGTTAACGTGCTTCCATCTTTAGCATCTGTTACTACAACTGATAAAGTTTTAGCAGAACCACTGTTGTTTTTAAAGACAACGCCACCAACACTAGAAGTTATAGCTACATTGATTGCTGCAGCACCTACTGCTCCATCTCTGACCTTAACGACAGTGATAACATCTGAGCCACCTGTAGCACCTGATACTTTTATAGCGTAAGTATCGTTTGCGCCTAGGTTTTCTTTAGATACAAGAAGACGTTGAGCGTTAACAGGAATAGTTCCAGTCGTAGTAAAGACACCAGTGGTGTCATCATCAAAACCTTTTATTCCACCTGCTACATTCGAAGCTGAAGTTACAGCCGAGAACGGGTTACCGTTTAAAGATGTTTCATAGGTTTGAGAACCTGGAGAACCATCAGTTACGATAGTAAACTCTACGTCACCGTTGCCAGTAGCTAAGAATGTTCCATCAGCTTCTGCAAAGAAAGCTTGCTTATTTGCTGTTAAGCTAATAACAGAACCACCTGCACCTTCATTGACCTTAACTAGTGTTAGTGTCAGAAGTACGGTTCCTGTAGATCCTTGCGCTGGATCTTTATATTCTACTGCAACTTGTACAGTACAAGAGTTTACGTTCGTAGTAGGTATAGTTGCTACTGTAAGAATACCTGTTGCAGGATCTACAGCTACAGACCAACCAGTACCACTAGTTACTTTAGTGTCTGTTGCTCCAGCGCCTACTGGTTTAATTCTAAACTCGTTATTCTGAACGTTACCATCTGTGTTTAATGTCGCTAATGTGCTACCAATGTAGACTATTGCTTCTGTGCTGAATAACTGCCTTGTTGCAGTATCTACTACGCCAGAAGAGCTAGCTGCAAATGTATGGTTTTGGTTCGTGAGTACCGCTGCTATTGGGTTTGAGCCATCGTTAATATCTACAATGGTTACTGCCCCTCTTGCTATACGCGCCATATTGTTTCTCCTTAATCTGGTATATTAGAAACCTGAAGTTGTATCGGTTGTGATTTATCGATATCTTCAGATCCAATTGTTATTTCTCTTAATGCAGAGCCATGTATGTCATTGGCTTCTGTTGATGATGCGGGAGTTCCGATGCTACAGAACAAGGCACCTGGAGTTCCAGTAGCTAGTAATGGACTTTGTCCACTGTTGATTACATTTCTACTTGCATCAACGCATACTACTTCTCCGCTCGGTACAGTCCATTCGTAGTCATACTGAGTGTGGGCTAAATCACTTTCATCAAAGCCTTCTCTAGACACTACTGCTTTAAGCGTAGTACTAGCACCATCAAAACGTAATGCTGTACCATTATTTGTAGCTACTCGCACATCTATTCTATCAGTCGCGTTAGAGAACACGCGAACAGGAGTAGACCAAGCATTTGCTGGTATTAACTCTACAGCTGCGGTGTCTGCTATATTTACTTGAATAGCGAATATAAACTTATCCGATACAGGTAGTATTCTAGACCAACCATTCAGGTCTTGAGTAGATACTACTTTCTCAAATAAGCCGGTAGCATAAGTATATTGAGTATCAATTAACAGATCTTCTGTAGGTGGAAGTATACTAGAAGTATAAGCCTTATATAGAATAAGAGTTACTGCATTTACTACATCACCTGTGGAACCACCAGTAGAACCACCAGTGCCTGTGTTTACTTCAACTTGCACAGGAGCGCCCTGGCTACTTGCCAAGGCTGTGTTCACTTGGTTCATCCAAGAATCTAATTGTATATCTCCCGTAACAGGAGGTCTGATTATTGCCATTATCTTCTTCCTCCTTTACCAATATCAAACTGCATACCACTAAGTCTCCAGCCGTTACCTGACTGAGCTAAGTCTGTTACTCTATAGCTTAAGAATCTTCCAGAGAACCTTGAATCTGTCTTGTACTCTTTACCAACAGTAAACGTAGAGTTTATATTAGGTAATGTAGAACTTGATAGAGGTTCTGCAAACGTTTCATCTAGCACATTAGTACCTCTGAATCGTAATTCTAAGTCAACATCTGGTTTATCAAAGCGATCTTTATTAACCCACAGAACTGTAGAGTTTACGCTTTCAACGTCAAACTCTGGAGTAAGTGGAGCTTCTACCCGCGTCACATAACTCTCGTAAGTGTTACCTAGATGATCTAAGTAGTAGCCTTTGAAGTCTGCTCCATATATGCTTTTACCATCTGTCAGGATAGGTCTAAGAATATTTGGGTTAACATTTGCACCAAGCGTAGTTCCATCCCAGTCTAGACTAGGACCCATATCAACTGATACAAAAGCTGGAATATCAAACTCAGACCAAACATTAAATCTGTAGTTCCATACTAACACTTCATTATTTAGACCATCTGCGTTGTTATCCTTGTTGGGATAAACTATCCAGACTTCATTCTGTGATCTGTTAAACAACAGCTTCATGTTATCTAGCTTTTCAGTATTAAGCTTTTCATAAAAGTAACTCTGTACTCTGTCAGCAGCTAGCGATTCTATAGAAGCTGGATGACCAGAGAACTTATAGATATCGTTACTTCCTACTACTATATGGACACCATTAAACTCTAGTACTGATCCTTCACTTAAAGCACCATAGGAGTATGAAATATCCTGTGCAATGTAAGGAGCAAATGAGTTATTAGTAGGCACAATAGCATGTATAGAGTTGTTTGTATACACATACAAGTTACCTTGCATCTCTGCTAGTTCTGTGACAATACCTGTAGTTGCTAATTGAAACTCATCAGCGGTAGATACGCCAGCTGAGTATGGGTTCCAGTTATTAGGAATTGATCCTGGAGCAGCCACGTCAGATATTCTAATTACACCTGGCAAATCTCTAATACCTTTCTTAGCAGACACAATAGTATATCTAGCATTTGCGTAGTTACCTGCTGGTATTTGTGCTGTTACTTGTATCTGATTAGAAGCTGGTATGCTTCCTATAGTGTAGTATATCTTAGCTGGTTGAGTAAGAAGTATCTTGTCACCTACTACGAAGTTGTGATCTCTAGTGAATGTTATGATACGAGAACCATCAGTTGCTACTGAAGCTATTGTGGGACTATCTATCTCTGTGAGGTTACCTGCGACTAACTTATCGCCCCAAGCTTTTATTACACCACATCTTATTTGAACGGTATCAATAGATCTTACAGATATAATAACGTTATCACCGTCTTCTAAGAATTCAGTAAATGCTCCTGCACCTACACCGCCTGGCGCTAGTGCCAGTGAAACAACGTGAGTATTTGTTGTTGTGTCAAAGAATAAAGTAGCTTGCTGTTCTGTTCCTTCACCTTGAAGTACTTGACGAAACTTACGTGCGCCTGTTGCACCACTGATAACGTCTACTACAACATCGTTAGCTGTGAAGTCTACTTCTTCACCTATATCAAAGTCAGGTATATGGATTAGTGGATCATACTGATCGTTTATCTTATCAATCTTTGCATTGTATGAATCCCATCCAGGAAGTTCATAAGCTTCTAGAAAGCTAGCATTAGTATTGCCTTTCTCATCTAGTATGTAAACAGGCCTAGATGTTCCATTGTTTAAAACTATAGCATATCCACCTTGAAATATAGTATGCTGCCAGCTAGATGTTGACGTCACTGTATAATTCAAGGATGTGTAGCTCTTTGTCTGAGCGTTCAATAGATACAGTTGATCTACATTTCCATTTGTTACAACTACTACGTAGTACAGACTCAGTGGTGCAATGTTTGGGTTGCTCCATGCTGCTACATATTTTATATCAAATGAATCAGATAGAGGAGCAAGGTCAGCCTTAGTTATTAAGTTCTGACTACCTGTTGCTTTTTCTACTGAACTATCTTTAAAACGTACGTTCACTGCTGAAGTAAAACCTGAAGGTGGTATAGTAACGCTTGGTGAATCTTTGACCATGCCAATTGTATGTAAATTGCCTACTGGGATTATTGAACCCATGTGACCTCCTTATAGTTTACTTCGAGAAACGCCTTTAGTTTTCTCAATCGTACGAAGTCCACCTAGTCCAAGCATACCTAATAGAACAGGTAGCATTGTTGCTAAGTCAACTTGTGGGAATATTATTGCTGAACCATCAGCTGTTGTTACACCTAATGTTGCAACTACGAAAGTGAACAATGGTGCTATTAAGAAGTTTAATGCGAAACCTAATCCGCATACCCAACCTATAAACGGGCGCCAACCTGCCACGAAAGTATCGTCGCTTTTAGCTTCTTCTTTATTTAAATCAACTTGAGCAAGAGATAGCTCATGAGCATTTCTTTCAGCTAACGTTTCAATCTCAAACTTAAGTTGATCTTTAGTTAATTTCTTATCTTGGTAATCGCCTACTAAGTCAATGATCTTATCAACCGCTCCACCAGAAAGCAAGTTACCTATAAATGATAGTACACTCATGGCATTCTCCTATTGCATAAATGTTAATTTAAAGATAGTTCTTCTTCCTTGCACTTAGTTTCTTTAGGTTCTTCGACCTTACTAAGATACAAGCATTTAACTACCGCTAAGTTTAAAAGTCCGTTAGCATTCACTAAACATCTATCAGACTTTTTAAGTTTACACACCATTTGTTTATTTAACAAGTATGACACTGTAAATATAATTCCGGTGATGCTAGCTGTGATCAGCCAGTTAGTTGTTAGTAAAGATACAAAGTATGCTGACAGCAGAGATACTGATATCGTGATCATAATACTTTCTACTGCATTTATACTTCCGTGTTGTTTCTGTGGCACGTGGTTACTCCTTCTTGAGCTGTGCTGAGAGCATTAAGTCAAGCTTAGACTCTACTGAGCTGAGCTGTTTCTCTAATGATCTTCTTGATTCGTTAGCTGAATGATGATGGTCTGTTAATTTAGATACGGACTTATACATTGATGCTGAAGCACCTCCGTGTAGTGTTTCTAATTTAGCCAGACCTTCTGCTATGTTTGCTAATCTCTTGCTGGTCTCTTCTTGTTTGCTTATCAGCATTCGTAACCAGTATATAACCGGTACGACTACAAGAATTACTGCGTCTTTTACTAGATCAAACCATTCCAATGTAATTCTCCTATTGGTTAGCTACTTGTCCTCTAGTAGTTATTGTTGTTGTATTGTCTTAAGAACTGCGCAAACATTAAACCGTGTTATTCCTGATAAGTCATCACGAACTATAAGCTCTATTCTTTGGTTCTTAGATTCATCAACGAGTAAAGTATCCTCAGGTAGATTTATCTCAGCAATGATAGTAACATTGTTATTAGTTCCAAAGGCTTCTACATGAGTGTCACCCCAGCTTAGTATAGAGAATAAATCTCTCGCATCTAAAGCTGCAAATACTTGGCGATCATCCCGTAAAACTAGTTCTATACCTTTAGTTAACTCTGGTATTCCAAAGAATTCTAAAGAGTCTAGCTCAGTCTTACCTGTAGTAACTGCTGTAAATCTCACACTTGAGATGTAAGCTTTCTGACCTTGTGCCGCTGAAGCAGTGAACCTAATGTTATCTGAAAGATCTGGAGTGGTTGTAGATATAAGCTTAACAGAGTCTAAGTAGTACTCAGGCGCACTACCTTTACCTTGATCTATAGTCGTGAAGATAAAAGCATTAACAGAACTTGATTGAGCAATAAAATCAGACATTGGAATATCAGCCACTTGCCAAGTTCCTATGTTTGAAGTGTCAACGTAGTCAGATAAATTTATAGAAGAAGATACTTGTTGATTATTAGACAACATAGCTATTCTTACTTCTTTGATATCTCTAGTTTCCCAGTCATTAATGTTAACTCTCAACATCAATCTTTCAAAAGATAGTGGGTTGATTGGCGAGTCAGATAATGTGAAACTATCGTTGTTCTTGAAGTTCGTTACATCTATCACGTTAACACCTTCAGCTCCTGCAATTCCTGATCTTGTGAAGTTGACATCATTGTCACCTGTCAAATCGGTGCCAGTCCAACTCTCAACACCACCTTCGGTGTATATGATTGTCTCTGTGGTTACTGCTGTTGCTATTGGATTGATAGCTGCATTTCTACCAAACTTACTATTTACTAGATACTTAACATCATATTGTTGATGAAGTAGTGGGTGAGTGTAAGCTACAAGTCCGGTTGGGGTATCACCGTGCTTTGTAACGGTAACAGTCTCTCGACTGCCACTCCCTTTTATCTCGAACTTAGCTGCCATTATCCTGAGTAGCTATCTGCACCTACAACAGAGAACTCTACACCGGCTTGAATAACCCCACCGGTATTGTCTCCAACGTAGTTAACAGCAATAGCTTTGCCTGGTGGAATTAACAAACTTCCATCTACATCTATTAAGTTATTCGTTAAGCTTGGATAGTTCTTAGTCACAGTTGAGCCAGTGGCGTTGAAGCCATTCTCATAGCACACAGTTCCGCTAAGCACTGGACTACCACTAGTTAAGTTAACAGGAACTTTAATAGAACCACCTGATGTATATTCAGCATCCATCTCTATATTGAAGTAGTTAGAAGCATTAGGAACTGCAGTACCTCCAGTAAGTCCAACATGACTTAACTTAAACTTCTTAACAGCTATTATGTCGCTCTGGTTTTCATTCTTTAGATAGATAACACCTACTGTTCCGTTCACAGGAGTGACTTCACCAAATGCGTAAAACGTTTTCTGATAGTCTTTAGCTATCAAATGGTCAAATGGAATATTAAAAGCAGCAGTTAAAACTCGGTTGTCCTCATCTACTGCAGCTAGCTTTCCATTACCTATACCTGATTCAATTATCATATTATTCTCCTAAGTCTTTCACATCATCTTCATTGATGCGCAAGCCTGATAATTCTGAAAGATGCAAATCGAGTTTCTTTAGCTCAATCAGTATCTCGTGTAATAACTCTTTCGTATCTCTTTGAGTCTCGTCAAGAGTTATCTTTCCAAAAGCATTTACTAAATCTTTAGCCATAGCGATTACTCTTTGTAACCAGCGAAACCAATATAGTAGTCTGCTGAACCACCTGCGGTGTCTACTGTGATACCGAAAGCTTGACCTGGTGGAATAGCTAAGTCGATGCTAGCAAACAATCTTCCAGAACCTTGAATTAAGAAAGCGTTTGGTGTACTAGGCACTGTATCGAATGTGCGGCCACCTGTTGTTGCATCGTACGCGATTACATCATTGAAGTCTTCTATAGCTCCAGCCTGTCTGTTAGGTATATCTATTCTGTTAGCTTCTGAAATAAGTGTTCCACCTGTTGGATTCTGATATACTTTAATTTTAAAGATACCATTAGATCCTGGTGTTACATTCCAAAAACCACCAAACAAGTTTACTAGTTCTAGTTCTTCATCTGAGTTGTTCTTAATATAAAGAACTGCTTGCTCACCTGAAGTAGCTGATAACGTCTTATCAAAAGAGTTAATGTTAAACGCTTTACCATTTTCTACCGCAACTCGGTAAACCGACTCAGTAGTCGCTTCTACTTCTAATTGATTATTGCTATTAACTTTAGCTCTATAGTTAGAGCCTGTGCCGTCTATAATAGTGCCAGCCATGTTAATTCTCCTTATTCACAGAACCAGAACGAAAAGTCTCCGTCCTTGTTCACGTTAGTCTGTATCCATAGGAAGCCTGTATCATCAGGAGCTTCATCTTGGATATAAATTTTATTACCTTGAGGTTCAAGTGTTTCTACTAAAACATTCACTTGGGTTGGATCAGTTATATCTTGAGATACAGCTACGTTATCTCCAACAAAGTTTATAGTAGCAATATCAGAAGCTACTGATGTTCCTTGGTTTAAAACATCTATATTAGCATCTGCTCCATCAGCTCCATCTTGTCCAGCAGGACCTTGAGGTCCAGTAGGTCCAACAGGGCCAGGAGGTCCTATGATTACCTCAGTCTCAGTAACACTACCATCAGATTGCTCGAATGATGATCCAGAGCTCCCTGTTGATGTCGTCTGAGATCCAATTGATTTACGGGTAGTAACTACTGAGCCTCCAGTAAAAGCGCTCCCAGAGGACTCCGTAGGAGTCGAGACGTTAGCTACTTTACTTTTACTTAAGCTAGTTACTGAATCAATCGCAAAACTACTACCTGAAGCATCAAGCTCTGTAGATAGTTGTTCTGTGGTTTCATCAGTTAACGACGGGCTAGTATCACCACCAAATGCTCCACCTAATGATTTAGACATTTGCTATCTCCTTAGATAAAACCATGACCACTATAGTTAACTCTGATATTACCACCAGATGCTTTACGACGGCGCTCTTCTTGATTAAGCTCATCCATAGCATTTAAGAATCTTTGGTAGTACTTCTGACTCTGATCTTCTTCTTGTAAGTAATCAAAGCATCTATGTAGTGCACCGAATAATAGAACACGTTCGTTCTCATCTCGTAACCAGTTAGACACTTGAGTTACTGAACGTACATATGAACCTTCTACAATTGAGAATGTTTTACGTGTTGTAGGGTTCAATGCCGCATGTTCAACTGGTGTTAGTACTTCATATAACTCAGGAGCTGCTTGAGCTGCTGCAAGAGTTAGACCTGTTGGAAGAGCTACACGAGCATCAAGTGCTGCTAGTCTACGATAGTAGTGAACTTCAATAACGTCATCAACATCGATGTGTCCTGATAACAAGATAGACCCTTGCTTACGTGACCAGAAGTTATATGATACTTTATCATGGTTCAAATCGTAGTACGTTCTTATGTCACTCTTCTGATCGAATACTGGATCAGAGTATGTATGAGTAACTACTGGTACACCATCAGCATCTAGTATGACATTGTCTGAACCGTCTCTAGTTGCTTTACCAGCAGATCTGATGTGGATGAATGATACTAGACTACCTGGTACAGGAATCTCAGCATCTTGTATACCATCAGCTGTTATCTTCTTTAATGTTCCTACTCCAACGTTAGATGAATCTCCGCCAGTGTATGTAGGAGCTACACCATCTTCAGTTAGTACGAAGTATGAAGTAAACTCTAGTGGTGGTATCTCTAAACGACGATATGCTTCATCGGCTGAGTATCTTAAAGCTGAAGTAATGATAGAGTCTGATAATGCTTGGGTGTCTCGGTTTGCCCAATCGCGAACTAGATCAACTAGCTCATCATAAAATAGTGACATGATCTACTCCTACCATTTAACTTTATTAGCCCAATAAGCAGCACTCATTGGACCTTTCTTAATATTGGCTGCATGTCTTGCTTTAAAGCTTTTCTTACGCGCTTTATCTTTTGCAGACTTCGGAGACTTACCAGCTCCAGACACGCCTTGTTGTCCGAATCTAATAGTCTTAACTTGGTCACCACTCTTAGCTACAACTACGTGTGACTTAGATGGATGACTTGGAGTACGCTTCGGTTTATTAAAACCTAGTACTCCGGCTCTTTTAAGCCGTGGATCTTTTGTGGACATGATGCACTCCTAGTACGACATCAAGTATGGGTATTCAGATCTTATAATCTTCATTAGTTTTACTACTGCATCTTTATCATGCATGAACATTGGATCGTGAATGTTTAGTCCGTACTTGTAATTAATTTCAATAGCTACGATATCAGGTATAGTACAAGCTTTCTTATAGCCAGTATCTTTCATTGTACCTGCCATCTCTCTATCTTGCTTAGCTGCTTCAACAAATGCTCTGTGATCTTGAGTTGCTTTGAACTGCATAGTTTCAGTATCGATCTGAGCGTTTAATCCTGCAGATGTTTTAATGTTCTTAATATTTTTACTCATAATGTCCTCTGATATCTATTATGCTATTGCGTTAAAACTTCCTGACTTATTAATAAAGCCAAGCTTAGCGTTATTGATAGTTGTAGCTGTTGAGCCTTGTACAAAAACTGCACTGCCAATGCTATACTTCTTAGTTGTGTCGTTCCAAGCTGGAGTTCCCCATACACAATTCTCTGCAGGAAGGATTACTGTACCTGCTGGAATACCTGTAGGTGGGGTTGTAAATGAACCTTGAATTACTAACATAATTTTCTCCTAGTTATGTTTTAAAAAATAAAGGAGAGACCGAAGTCCCTCCAAATATTATTATATTATTTCTGTCTTACTTAAGACCGAAGATCGCACCACAACCTTTAGGGTTCTTAACCTCTAAAGTAGTTTCTTCAACGATCATGCCAACAGTTGAATCACCTTTCTGACCTACATCAACTTCCGCCATTGGACGTAATGTAGCTAGAGCGAACCACTGTGGATCATAGATTAATGCACAAGAATCTTTCTTCTCAGCAGCAACGATTCCATCATTAGTTTGAAGACCCATGATGTAGTTAGGAACTACCATCAAGTCACCAAAGTCTGACATGTAGATATCTACTGATTGACGTAACTTACCGCCTTCATCGATGTTACGACGAACACCAGCATCAGATACCATAAGGTCAGAGAAGTCACGACGTAACTTAGGAGACAACATGATCTTAGTAGCAGAACCACCTTCTTCATAAATCTTCTGCATAGATGCATCGATATCAGATAATGCTAATGCTGCACGGTTAGCTACTAGGTCTAATGTTGGAGCAGTAGTACCTTTGTTAGCGTCACCAGAAGCAACAGCTGTACCAGAAGCATATACACAAGTATCTTCAGAGTTAACGAAAGACTGGAAACCACCCATAGTACGAGTACCAGAACCGTTAGCAACCTGATAACCGTGGATTAAGTCATGCTCAACGTCACGACGTAATTCAGTACCACGCTTCTTAAGTTGGTAAGCATACTCATCAGCAACACCAGCTTGATCAACAGCACGACGAGTACCAGATACAGCAATAGTCTTACCATTGATTTGAGTGTAGTTACCAAGACGCGTACGGTTAGGTCCAACTAAGTTGAACGCAGTACCACCCTCAGAACCACCAGCACCTGGAGCTGCGAAGTCTGCACCGTCAACTAACTTAGAGTCACCTGGAGCAGCTAGCTCATCAGTCTGCCACTCATGGAAAACTGCACTTGCTTTTGACTTACCGATAGAAGATAAGAACGGAGTCTCATCACGAGTAATTAATGAAATGAAATTTGCTAAGTCTTCACGTTGTGAAACGTTAGAGTTAGAAGTACCAGAAGCAACTGCTCCTGCTGGACCTGTGGTTGCGCGACCGCCTGTAGTAGCCATAATAGACTCTCCTTAATTGATTGATTGTTTTTAAATGTTACCTAAAGATTTAGCAGCATATTCCCGTAGGAATGCCATCTGATCGTCTTTAGAAGCATCTTCCTTGAAAGCACGAGCTTTCGTCATTTTAGCCTTATCGGCTTTCTTCTGAGTTACAGTTTTAGCTTTCTTAGCTGGAACAGCTTTCTTAGTTGGAACTGCTTTACGCTTTGCTTCGCCCTTGCTGACACCTTCTTTTAGTTTACGGTAGTCATTAAGTACGCGAACGATAACTGGATCTGCGATAGTATCTACGATATTCTCATTGATACCTTCACTGATAGCGAACTCACGAATTGATAATGCAAGATCTTCATTGAAGCCAGGAACGTGTTCGTCAATAGTTTGATTGAAGTGATTGACTTGCTCTTCCCATGCCTTCATTTGTTCTGCTTGCTGTTGTGTCTGAATCTTTTCTTGTAATCCTTCACGAGTGTTGCGAGCTTCCCAGTATTGCTTTTGCAATTGCTCACGCTCATCTTTAAGTTCAGATACTTGGAATGTGTCACCCTCATCACGAGCTGCTTGAATCTTAGCTTCAATGTCATGATATGCTTTAGCGTGACTAGCTTCTTCTTTCATCAGAATTGCTGCAGAGGCTTCACTAAGTTGTAAGGCTTCCTGTAGTTTCTCACTACGCTCTTCCTCTATTTGTTTCTTAGCTTCACCAATTTCACGACCTTTCTTACTAAGTGAGGCATCTGTTTGATAACCTTTTAATAGGTCAGCAAATGAGACATCTAATTCTTCGCCGTCAACTTTGACACGAACTTTAGCATCTAAGTCTAAGTCATCCGCAGTAAAGATATCAGCTTCTTGGGTAGCGTCTTCGTCTTCATCAGACTCTTCGGCATCCTCATCTTCTAGCTCTTCTACTTCTTCCTCAACTTCCTCGTCAGTATCGACTTCTTCTGGAATTTCTTGGTCGTCTTCTATTTCCAGTTCAGCCGTGTCGTCAATCAGCTCATGTTCTTCAGGTAGCGGTTCAACTTCATCCACAAATTGTGAACTAGAAAGAACGGCATCTAACAAGGCTTGTTCCGACTGTGCGTCAGCACCTGGAATGTCATCGCTATGCGGTAGAGATTCGTTGTGTACTGTCATAAATTATTCTCCTCGATTACTTCGTAGTTTTAGCAGCTGAAGTTTTTGCTGCAGGTTTAGTGGTTTGTTTCTTATAAATGTCAAGTAGGTTATGAAGGTCTACTAGAGAACCTGCATTCATCTTACATTTACCACTAGAACGCATTGAATCATACTCAAGCGCGTTAATCATACCTTCGATATTATGGATCAAAGCTTCTTTATTTATTTCTCTCATTGTCCGTTGTCCTCTTCGTTGTTGCCCATAAATGGAACGTTGGCACCATACATTTCGTACTGTGCTAGTTTACCTTTAACATCACCAAGTGCTAATACACAAGAGTATATAAACTCTCTAGCTTTAGTCTCATGTGGTTCTGTCTTTAAAAACTGTAAATAATAGTCTACCATTAGCTCGCCGTAAGCACCAGTAAAGAACTCTTCTCGTTCACGTTTAGCGAACTCTGCCTTTACTAATGCTTCTTTAGCTTGAACATCTGGATGAACACCTTTCAACTTCTTCTCAGCTGACTGCTTGTATTTGTTCATTACTGTTCCTTATACTTGTGCGACATAGATGCCAGGGAAATTAGTGGCATTTGGTGTATGTCTAGTACCTGTAGAGATAAGACTATGTCCACCTTCAAATGATAACGTTACGTCGTTTGATACACCTTCTTGGTTTATAATAACAAGATGTATACATTCATCAGGACCTAGTTTGTAGCTACCAGTATCTAAGTCAGAGCTATTACCGCCTTCCTCATGGATTTGAATTGCTACTTTATCAGCGATATCTTGAGTTACTGTAAGAGTAGATCCAGTGTGGTTCCATACTAGATACTCTACTATCTGACTAGCTGTAAGGCTTATTGTAACAGGATCTAAAGTACCGTTACTGTTTATAGAATTACGAGGCATTAACCTTCTCCTTTATTCATAGCCGCTATAGTATTCGAGATGTGTTCTAGTCTTTTGACAACACCATCATTCGGATCTTTACTTTTGCGACTCTTATATTCTTTATGATCTAGTATCTCTTTGGCTGCTTCAGCATAGTTGCCGTTGTTGAAATGCTTAACCCATTTAAACTTAGGTTTCATATCACCACGGTACTTTGCACTTAGTAAAGCTGCTTTGACATCTTCAGGTTGATCGTTGTATGAAGGAATGATATTAGCTAAGTCAGACTCTTGACGTTTGAACACTTGGCTTAGTGGCATATTTAAATACTCACCAGTCTGTCCGACGCCTCCAGTTTCTACTGGGTTCTTCTCACGGTCATCCATATATCTACCTGCGAAGAAACCTTCTTCACGTACTAGATGTTTAAACCGAGGTTCTAACTCACGACCTAATCGTTTCTCTACTTCCTTTACTGCTTTATCACCACTGAAATATCTATCATCAGAGAATACTTCTGTATTTGGTATAGCTTTGCGTTGCAGTTCTGCATCAGACAATAACATCTTAGGTGAAGCTAGAGGAGGTTTTGGTATCCCAGGAACTTCCTCTTCTTCTTTACCTAGCGCTAAAGGACCTGCGGCGTTTGATAACATCGTCATATTAAACGGGTTAATCATACTACCTCCTATTGTCCTTTAATTAATTGTCTAGCTAATGCAATGATTTGATCATATCCAGGATGTTCAGGAAGAGCTGTGCCTTCTTTGGTTGCCTTAATAGTTAAGTCAGCCCATTCTTGGAAATGCTTATCAATACTTACTGCTAGCTGTTTAGTGTTATCATCTTCTGTATTCTTAGTCTGAGCTGTAGTATACGCAATGTTTGCTTGAGCTAAAGCCATATCAGCTTGTAACTTCTGCTGAGCTAATTCTTGCTCTTGTTGCGCTTTCTCAGATTGAGACTGCACTGCTTTCTCTGCACGCTCTTTAAACTCATCAGTAGTATAGTCTTCTAGGAAGTCTGCACTATCTAAGCCCATGGCTTCTATTAGCTGAGTTGCTAAGATTGCTGGAGCTTCAGGCTTAACAGCCATACCTGCACCTGCTTGATTAAGCTGAGGTAGGATGTTCTGAGCAACTGATTGTAGCTTCTGAATCTTATTAGCATTTGAGTTTTCACCAAGGTCGATAAAGATCTCACAATCTAAATCACGTGGTAAACGAGAAGCATCGATCTTCAGTAGTCTACCATCAACTGGTAACTGAGCACCTAGCTGATTTTTATGAATACAAAGATATACACCTTTACATAAACGTTTTAATCCAGTCTCTGCAAATCTACGAGCAATATGTTGCACTCGCTTTTGAGAAGCAGATTGAACAGCAGCCATTTTAGCTTCACTGTTACCAGACACATACAAGTTATCATTAAGACCTTGAGCGGCTTTAGACATACCTGTAGCTTGTTCTTTTATTAATTGTAAATGAGACAGCAATGGAACTGTACCTGTAGATATAGTATCAGGAGCTAACGCAGCTACTGCACCATTAGGATTACCATTAGTAGCAATGATCTGCTTAGGCTTCATATTCTGAAGAGCAGAGAAATCTACTACATTAGGATCTGCTAGCTTAGGTGAATAGTTAGTTAAGTATGTATTCTCAACAAAACCACGCATAATAGCTGTAGATGCTAAAGTAGAGCTACGAGTCATATCAGCGATTGATAGACCATGGAACTCATATGGGATATCGATAGGACATAAGCTTGCAATTGGAACCATATCACAATCTTCTTCTAGTAAGATATGCTCACCAGCCCTTATGAAATGTTTAAGCTCAGCAATGCCGTCGCCATCTCTATCTACTTCTAACCAACATTCGGTTACAGTTACTTCTCTATTAGCTTCTAGTGGAAACAATGAGTCCGCACCAGAGTAATATTCTTGACCTGTCACTGCTTTACGTGCTGCTACTTCTGTGTTGTAGCTAGCTGTATCTCCAGCCCAGGTACCATCTTCACTTAACTCGCACCACTCATCTTCAGTTAACTCATCAGCAACTTCAGGCCACCAACGTCTGATCTCACTTCGTGTCATTGTTGTTTGAATCCCAACGAATGAAGCATCATCAATAGTCTTAGCATCTGCAGAGATACGGAAGTTCTCTGGTGGTACGTTCTCGATTTTAACTCGAGACTTGTTAATTGTTCTTTTAATTCGTACGTCAACGTAGACTAGTTCAGCTTCACCTGTTTCGTCAAAGTCGTTTTCATACTGCAGTTCACCAACGATCTCTACGTTCTCGTCGGCTAGTAGTTCGTCTAAGCGAGTCTGAGATATCTTCTCATACTCTTCAAAGTCGATACAAAAATCTTCTACATAATCCCATCTGATGATAGAATTCTTCCACAGCAAGGCAGATTTAATCCAAGTCTGTAGGGTTTCCCATCCGCTATTCTGTTTGAATAAGCAGTGGTTAGTTAATAATGACGCTTGATGCGCGATCTTGTGAGATTCAGGTGAACCATCATAAGGTACAAATCGAGCTAACTTTTGATTATTTAGAAATAAATCACAGATTAAAGCTGTATAAGCTTCAACGGTCTCAGTAGTTGACGAATCAACAATAGCTGAAACACCTTGTGGTGCTAGGTGACCGTTAGCCATACCAGCATATTCATAGGTAGACTTCAAACGCTCAGACGATAAGTCTGAACTGTTAAGCCAATCACCAACTGAATTACTGATACCAGAGTCAATAAGGTTGACTAAGGCTTCATCTGTAACTTTCTCTTTATAGTTTTGACCACCTAGCTTTGACATTATCGATGTCCTCCTAAGAACGGACGATCTTTAGTATTCTTAAGATCTTTACTAGTATAATGACCAGGCTGTGGTGTCTTCGCCGGTTTCTTCTTATCTTGAGAAGTAGGCGCCGACTTATTTAATCGTGCTTCGTTAAAACGCATTGTAACCTCCTAGGTTCTATCAATCTATCTGCGCAAGATGGACTTGTACTATTGCTACTTGGCGTGAGCCATAGAGTATGAAACCTCTAGTAGGTACGGTACCGTCCGGTGAAAATTGCCCATTTTAAGTCTGGGCCCGACTCGAGGACTCTGTATAGAATTTCTCTAAATTGTTTTACTTACCCATAAGGGTTACATCAAATCAAAGCCACTTAGTATCGTTACTAAAATCTATAGCTCCGGTTCTCTGACGCCATGAGACATTGCTTCTAGATAGCTTATCCCAATGAGTACGTAGTACTTCACAACCCATAGCTAAAGCCATAACTGTGTCATCATAACATCCTGGTGCTGCTTCAGTCTTACCTGTTGCAGTAGACACATAATCCTTCAATTCTTGAATCATTACGTTAGATGGTATGTTGATCTCTTCATTCTCTATTAGGTTCTTTAGATTACCTATGATTGCAGGCTTAGATGCTGAGGTTGTCCTAAAACCTAAGCGTAGCCCTTCATCGTTAGAGACATTAGCTATTTTAGTCTGCTTATATAAGTTGATATAGTTCATAGACTCTAGCTTCTGCAGCGTAGCAATACCCATACTGTTACTCTCTACACATAATAAAGCATTATTGTAATAACGCCCTAGGTAGAATAGGAACTCTCCATACAGACTAGGATCAATCCTATTGTCTCTATATAAAGCTACTACTCTGTGTTGAGCATCTAATACTACAGCTGCTGAACTATCTTGTCCTACACCTAATGCTACATCGGCTGCGATTACATAGTTACTATCAAAGTCTGGGAAGTCCCATATCTGTAGTTTACCCTCGCGGCTTTCATCAAACATCTTGCTGTGCGGATCCCACGTCATGTTACGCTGGGCTGCTGCAGGAAGTAGCGCGTCCAGTTTCTCTGTGTTGAATACGTTACTACCACTTACAATGAACGCTTCATCTGGCGTTGCTGGATACTCTTGTTTGAATTTGAGTTCTCCACCTTCTGCAATTTTGAGTCTTCTCCAATATAATTGGTCAAGGGATAGATCATACTTCTCTTGAAGCTTCTCCTCCTCTAAAGAGAGCTCCATCCCCTCCGGTGCCTCTCTCTGATACTCCTGAGTCCAGAACCATGGTAGGAAGATAGGAATATACTCGTTCTCTCCAGCCATAGCACCTTTCCATAGACGGTAGAATTCACCCTGAGCACCATTAGCGGTAGACTCTAGAATAACCTCGGTACCTGCAGCCTGTGAGATACCTTGGAACATACCAGCAAGTATCTTCTCATCGTGTGTCCAGAAGGCAACCTCAGACAAGTGAGCTATCGTTGGTGTTGTACCACGTCCCGCTTCCGGTGAACCGGCTGTGTATAGTCTATAAGATCCTATAGCCTCCTTATCTCTATACCATGGGCTATTTATCTTTATCTCTTTAGCATTAGACGTTATCTCTTTAGGTTTAAGATCTCCATCCATATTCTTAATTAAGTTCTTACTCATACCGAACAGTGCATCAGAGGTAGCACTATCGTGAGCCATAACTACAGATCTAGAGTGGGGTGAGAAGTAAGACTTCCAGAATACCCTACCTGCACAGTACGTACTTATGCCTTGTTGTCGGGCTTTAAGGATTATAGCTCTAACCTTACCTGTCTCTTCAACCTGCTTAGCTAGCTTGTCAGTAATATACTTCTGCGCTTCATTTAGATGGAAGGGTACAAAGCCCTTACTAGCATCTTTAGTTACAATTTGTATCTGCTCCTCAGCGAACTTAGCGAAGTCCGTTGAGTAGTCTTTAAGTTTATCACGCTTATCCTTCTCCTTGAGGAGCCGAATAGCCTGAGCCTTAGTAATCTTATTAGTCATTATGAGTCCTCATTCTGTATAGACAAATAATACTTAATGGTGAAGGGGGTAAAAGCCCTTTGGTATACCTATATTATTTTTATATGTCTGCTATTTGCTAATATAATTCAGGTGGCCCCAGGGTTCCTTAGAGTTCACCATAAGGGTTACATCAGGGATTATGCTATGTGGAGTAGACTATCAGTGACTGTGAGATGCTGTGGGGAGACTATTAGGAGACTATGAGATCTTAAGGGTGAAGGGGGTAGCTTATGTTAGTCTAAGCTCAGGGCAGCTATGTCTCAGTCAACCTATAAAGTAGGTAATAATATATAGTACCCTTAATAATCCCACGGGCCCCCTCAACTCTCCCCTCACTCCCTCCCCTAATCCTCTCCCTCCCAGTGATTTACTCCGGGATACTACCAGTCACCGTGGGTATTATAAGGTCTTAGGGTTGATCTGAGGGATCCTGAGGGTGTATCGTGAGTAGGGTATAGGAGCTTAGAGTGCTTTAGCGGTGATCTTGCGGTGGGATTAGGACTTGGAGGTGGCTGTGAGTGGGCCGTGGGGCAATGGCTTATATCAGATCCTAAAGTTCCCTACAGTTTCTTGTAGTCTACCTACATTGTCTACTATTTAACCTTCTTGTAACCCTTATGGGTCCTGGGGTTTCTATAAGTCCTATCTACTATAAGTATACTCTATGATCTTATATACTTACTCTACGATCATATAGTCACCTGTGTGTATCACCTGTGAGTTACCCGTGAGTACCTGTGAGTGTGTGGTACTGTGAGTATAGACTATAAATATAGACATAAGATAGATGCTAACAGGCTAGAATAAAGGGGAGATGTAGGGATTAATTTGTCAGCAGTTGTTTATGTATCTTAATGGTGAGGAGTGTCTATTATGTCTACGTATATTGTGTTGCTTCGCAACCCAACCTGACGTTTGGTATCTCAGAGCATTGTGTTGCTTCGCAACCCAACCTGACGTTTACTGTAGTCTGCTGCTGTTAGCAATAGCTTACGAGCATTGTGTTGCTTCGCAACCCAACCTGACGTTTGGTGTCTTAAAGTATTGTGTTGCTTCGCAACCCAACCTGACGTTTACTGAAGCCTGCAGCTGCTCCTCATGATACTAGACGATATGGTGTCCACGTGAACGTGTCCACTCTCATGGTATCTTGTATATCACGTAATGGTTAGGCCAGCCGATTGGTCCGAGGTACAGAAGTCTTTGTATCAGGTTCAAGCACGAATACGTCTGATCAGCGAAGTGATCCAGGTTACAAAAGTCCATGTAACTTCATACGGCAATTCAACATCTAACTTAATAACCAAGAGGATTTTATTATGTCTCCAGAATGGATCGTATTAATCACATTAGTTTCAGTAGTATTAACAGCATCATGTCTTGGTGTTTTCTTAGCTAAAGTTATGGAGTGCTAATCATGATGTATAAACTAACTAAAACTCATCAGCAAGGTCTAGTTGACGAATCAATAGTTTTGTTCAACATTTTAGATGAGCAGACTAACGATCCTAAGATGCAGGATAAAGTCGTACTTATCTATATGTCTTACTATTCAGATGGTGAGACTACACAGTTTAGACAAGCAATGTCTAAGCAAGATGCTAGAAATGTTTATAGTAACTTACGTAAAGAAGGTTACTTTGCAGAAGATGCATAACTCCCATTACCTCTGTTCCTTCGGGTTCAGAGGTCTTTTTTATTTGACTACCAAGAGGATTTAGTCATGTCAGAATTTAAATATTATCGTGCAATGTCACGTAACGAGTATTCAGAATTATGTGTTGCTGATCAGTATGCAACCAACTTAAACACTAACACTTACTGGACTAACAGCTATCATGCTGCTATGCAGTATTGTAGTGAAGGCCGTATCATTGTCGAGATTGTTCTTGATCGTGATATTCCAAGTCCATATCATGGCATCGCACACGGTGTTGATGAATATGGTGTTATGAACAATCATCATGAAGTTGTAATGACTCGTGGTTTGTTCAATGACCAACTAGTAAACGTACTAGAAATGCAAGAGTACGAATACTAATAACGCTGTGTAGCTAATAGCTAGCGAGCAGTAACATTATATAAATCAACAACTTAGGTGATTATCATGGAAATTTTATTAATGCTTTTAATTGCTATCATTATGGTAGCATCTGTAGGTGCTGTGTCACGCAGCTTAAATAGTGACCTTGTTAAAGGTTACGTCAACATGGCTATCTTTATCGGTGGTCTAGTTCTAGCAACTTCAATGCTGCTTGCATTCGAAGCTACAGCTCAAGAACTGCAAGACGATGAAGCTGTCGAGTATGTCATGCTATCTGGCGACGTAGATAAAGCTATGCTGCTTAAACTAAAGAATGCAATAGCTAAGTATCCAAACCTTAAAACTATTGCTCTAGACTCACCAGGCGGTTACGTTCATATAGGTTTTGAGATCGGTCACATTATTCGTGAAAACAATCTTAACACTTATATCTATGGTAACGGCTCATGTGCGTCTGCTTGTACTTATATCTTTATGGGTGGCAAGTATAGAGGTATGCAATTCGGTGGTAAATTAGGTTTCCATCCTGCTCGTGCTGGTGGTTTTCCTGGTTCTATACCACTAAATGACATCTTGCTTGACGGTCAACGTCTAAGTCTTGATGCTGCAGAGTACTTCTTAACTATGGTTAATGCAGACCACAGACTTAAGATTATTCAGTTCTTATCAAAGAGCTATCAGAATACTCATTATAGTCAAATGGATTGGTATGTACCACGTAAGGATAACTTGTCTCATACGAGCTTGTTCCATGCAGGTGTTGTTACACACTTCTTCCTATAGTTATACTTAATTTGTGTCCACGTAAACGTGTCCACTTTTGTGAATATTATATTTAAATTTTTAGTCAACCAAGAGGAAATCTATTATGACTATGATCACTGAACCACGCACTGTATTCGTTAAAGATGTAACTTTAAACTATGCAAAACTAGTTAAACCAGTTAATCCTTTCGGTACAGAACAATATGAGTTGCAAATTGCGACTACAGATTCTGCTACAGCTCAAACTATGCGTGACTTAGGTCTTAACGTTAAAGAGAAAGATGGCTCATTTACAGCTTCTCTTAAGCGTAAAGCACGCAAAGCCAATGGTGATGACAATGGTCGTCCTGTTGTAATAGATGCAGGTCTTAAGCCAATCGATGATAACCAGCTTATGAAATTAGGTAATGGTTCTGTCGGTAACGTTAAGTTATACCAATATCCTTACGATGCTGCTGGTCGTAAAGGTACTGCAACTTCATTAACAGCTGTGCAAGTTGTTGATTTTGTTGAGTATGTTGGTGGTGGCGTTGAGGCTGGCTTCTCGGTTGTAGGTGATAGCTTACCTGCAGCATCTGAGCAAGACACTGTAGACGAGCAAGCTGAACCAGATATGGCAAGCATGCCTTTCTAATATAGAATAAACCAGATGGTCCTTACGGATCGTCTGGTATTTTTTTTGGGATGATGTTTCATGGATATACTTACAGATTTAAGAGTAATTCTCTTTATAATATTTGCAGTAATCGTATCTGCAGCTTTTTATCCTATAGAAACATGTGCAGTATTGGCAGTCTTTATACTTCAGCAACAGTTCTCCTTTTGGAGATCGTTTCTTCGGTCCACTCGTGGATCTTAGATTAATTTTTGCTGCGCGCCGAGATCGATCTTACAGATCGACACGTCACGACCAGATGTTCCCTCTGGAACTCCCTTAGGAGCAGAGGAGCGTTAGGAGCACAGGAGCGTTAGGAGCACAGGAGCGTTAGGAGCCAGGGAGCGGGAGCAGGAGCCTGGGGTGTGCCGGACAGGCGTCCATGAAATAATGTCCAGCTGAAGCTGTCCAACCATATAGGAT